ATTAGATAAAACTGTGGCTGAAATAAACAAAATGGACTCAGATCGAGAAAAATATAATAAAAAGTTACAGTTAGAACTACTTATATCTAAAATAGAGGTAGATATTGAAAATTTAGTAGCAAAGTACAAAGAGAATAAGCGCATCCTCTCGGATATAGAGGCAAACAAGGCTGCAATCGAGAACAATAACAAGATTGAAACATCGTTAAACAATCTGAAGGTTACTATTGATGCTGAACAAAAATACAGTGATGGTTTGAAGAATTCAATCGATGAGGATAATTCAACTATTAAGTTAAATACCAAGACTATTGAGGACAACAAGAAAATCATTGCTAAGATTGAAGAAGAGGAAAAAACCGTTAGGTCTTGGAAACTCTATCTTGATTTGATAGGTAAAAATGGTATTTCAAAAATCGTATTGAGGACCGTATTACCTCTTATCAATGGTGAGTTAAAACATTTATTGTCTGATGTTTGCGACTTTGATGTAGAAATCGCTATTGATAACCATAATGATGTTGCGTTCTATCTCATCCATGATGGAGTTAAGTCTAACCTTTCTTCTGGTTCTGGATTCGAACAAACTGTTGCATCTTTGGCTTTGAGAAGCGTATTGAGTAAAATATCTACATTTAGTAAACCGTCATTTGTTGTATTTGATGAAATTTTGGGTGGAGTTGCTGAAGAAAACTATGATTCTGTTAAGAAACTATATGATAAAATAGTGAATGACCAGGGTCTTGTACTTCAAATAACACACCTTAAAACAATTGCAGATTGGCATCAAAAAACTATTACGGTTACGAAGAAAAATAATATATCGAGTATAAAGACATGTTAAATGAACGAATTTAAAACCCCAAACTATGACATCGACGCATGTGCGAAATCATATATGAAGGATTTAAAGAATTTTAAACCCCTTAATAAAGACGATGAACATAGTTTAATTAAGGCCTACAAGAAGAATCATGATTTAGATGCAAGAAACAAATTAATTACAAGTAATCTGAAGTATACTTGTAAAATTGCTAATAAGTTTAGGAATAGGGGAATACCATTCTCTTACCTAATATCAGAGGCAAATGATGCATTAATGTATGCCATTGATAAATTTGATGACAGTAAAGATGTTAAGATAATGTCCTATGCCAGATGGTGGATTAACCAGCATTTACACAAAATAACAGAAAATAATATTGAACAATTAGAAAACGAGTTACCAACGGAGAGAGATTTGCAGCAATTTGGCGATAATGTAGATTATTCACAAGAATATGAGCCTGAATATGAATATCACAACACATATTTTATTCATGATGATACTCAAGAGGAAATAAACGAAAGAAATGAACTAATAGAGGATCTTTGTTCAAATCTTGATGAACGCGAAATTGACATCGTTAGTATGAAATTTGGGCTTCAACCATACGAGTCGGAACATACACTTGATGAAATAGGTAAAAAATTAAATCTAACCAAAGAGCGTGTTAGACAAATCCATGAAAAAGCATTAACAAAAATGCGCTCACAAGCAATGATGACAGATTGTAAATTTTTAACAAAATAGTGTTAGAAATCAAAAATAAAAAGTATTTATAATATAAAGAGAAATTATGGCAAAAGAAGTTAAAAATCCAAGAAAGCCAGCAACAAAAAAGGTTGCTAAGGAAAAGAAAGTAGAAGAAGTTACAACTCAAGTTGAAGGTAATGTAACTCCTGCACCAGATGAATTAGTTGAATTAAAACCAGAAGACATTGTAACCAACGTAGATTTTAATGAGACCACAAAAGAAAAAGTTGAAGAAGGAAATCAACTTGACCCTCAAGAAGTTATTGAAGAATTTACGGAGGCGGCAAAGAAACTTGACAATATAGTTCTTTCTAAAAATCCAGAAGAAACACTAAAAAAAGAGTTAGAGAGAGCAAATGAAATCTCAAAACAACTTGAGGAGCAAATAAAAGAAAAAGAAGCAAACCTATATAAACCTAATACTTCGTGGAATGGTGTTAGCGACGGTTGGTTCGATTATTAATAATTGAGTAAAAACAAATTAGAATAAAATGAATAATAGAAACAGTAGATATGATTTTGATAAGAATTTCCTTAATTCAATAAGGGAACTTAACAAGAAAGGCCTTTTACGTGAGGCTGAGGAAGAAGAGAAGAAGGATGCAATTGCTATTACAGACGATCCAAAGTTTGGTGACCATGTACTAACAAACCAAATTGATAACTTTAAGCAAACTGTTAATGGTGGTGCAAAATTTGCTAAACCTAATACAGAAGATGCGCAAAGTAATCCGTTAGTATACTTCCCATCAACTGGCAACCTCGTATTTACTGGTTCTATTCCTTCATTATCTGATTTAAAATTTCAATTTAGTCTTAACGACGTTACTAATTCTCCATACATATTCGTTGACGGATTAGCGCTAACAGAGGATGTAGTAACTACACTAAACCGACTCCGTGGCTATTATTTGAACTGGCGTGATGAATGGTTTACATCAACTGATTTACTTTCTTCAATAAAATAGAGGAGAACTTAATACTCCTCTATTTTTTTATATATTTTAATAATTTTTCTAGATTACAAACATATGTATAGCCTTCTCCATCAGATAATTTATAACGATCCATATATGCTTCTTTTGTAAAATATAACATATATATATATTTATCCTTGCAAATATTTAGTTTTCTCTGATCATTATTTATTTGCTTTTTAAACTGTTTAACACCGCCAAAAAATTCATTTGGTGCAAAATGTTGTTCACCCTGGCATTCAATAGCAATATTTTGTTTTGGCAGGAAAAAATCAATACGCATACAACAAAGTTCTTCTAATCCATCTGCTTTACTATATTGGAAAATGTAATCTATATTCTCGTTTTTAAGACATTGTTCAATTGTGTTTTCTAATTTTGTTTCACTACATTTACAACAGCCATTGCCAGACAAATGGCTTCCTGGGGATTGCCAGAATTCACCATGTTCTGGACATATAATGCACACTTTTATATCTTTTCCCTTGTATTCTACTTTAGAATAATTGTATTTATTACCATGAATTAATATTGCTTTATTTATAAAATCTTCAGTTGTCCTAATAATGCCAGAACATTTTTGACATGGACAATTCGTTATTAAGTGTTGGCTTGGCTTTTGCCAGAATTCACCATGCTCTGGACATATTATACATACTTTTCTTTTTGAATTAATATATTCTACTTTTGAATAATCATATTTATTGCCATGAACAAGTTTTGCTTTTTGAATAAATTCTTCTGTTGTACTTTTATATTTTTTACTACATATAGGACATTCATCCCCATTTAAATGATTATTAGGAGTTTGCCAAAACTCACCATGTTCAATTCCATATTCATCTTTTTCATGACATATTATACAAACTTTAGTTTGATTATTGATATAATTAACTTTTGAATAATCATATTTTTTGCCATGCACTTCTATTGCGCGTTCAATAAACTCTTCAGTCGTTAAACGCTGTTTTTCATGTGTTTTTTCGTTTGAACATTTACTACACCCCCATCCATTTAAATGATTATTAGGCCTTTGCCAAAATTCTCCGTGCTTTGGGCAGATAATACAAACTTTCGTTTGACTATTAATATAATTTACTTTTGAGTAATCATATTTATCACCATGTACTTTTTTTGCCTTTTCTATAAATGTTTCAGTTGTATCACTATATTTTTTTGATATATATTCGTTTTTACATTTAGGGCATCCAGCCCCTCTTAAATGATTATGTGGCGTTTGCCAGAATTCACCATGTTTTTGGCAAATAATACAAACATTCATATCTTTTCCTTTGTATTCTACTTTAGAATAATCATACTTATCACCGTGTACTTTTTTTGCCATTTCTATAAAACTGTCAGTTGTTTTAGTTGCTAATTTACTTCTTTTTTCAATTCCACATTTATTACAGCCACAACCAAGAAGGTGGCTATTTGGTATTTGCCAAAATTCACCGTGTTCTGGACAAATTATACATATTTTAGTCCGACTATTAATATATTCTACTTTAGAATAATCGTATTTATTTCCGTGAACTTCTTTTGCTCTTTCTATAAATTTTTCTTTTGTTAATTTTTCCATAATTTAAATAAAATCCTTTTTATTTATAAATACTTTTAAAAGTAAAAAAAAATATGAAGTTTTATTATTCATAACTATCTGGGCCTGGAATAAATCCTGTACATTTATCATATTGGAAGGCACAATATTCGTAATCTCCGCATTTATTGCAGTCTGGTAGTTCTACTTTAGGTTTATCGTATTTTATTACTCCAGATTTCTTGTCTTGGTTAATTTTATGCATTGCCTCCATTAATAATGCCCTATCTGTTTGACTAATCAATCCTGGAATATCTTTATTTAGACAGTGAGAATTGTAATATGTCTCTTTTGGATTAACATAGGTATGTGAATCACCCATTCTCTCGTCTTGGATAAATATTTCACGTAACTCTGGATAACTAATACCATATTGTTGTGTTATGTCATAAAATTCAGAACAGAATGTTACCTTTAGAGCCAGGAAGCAATTCTCCATATACTTTGCTAATTCGGCAGTCTTATAATCAGTGAATGTAATTCTGAACTTACTTGTTTTTACCCTCTGATATAATTCAGCAACTTTCCTAGTGTTTTTCTTATCTCCAGCAAGGATTAAAAAATTAGGGCTGGTAGGACAGTGGATTGTTGTACCATAATACTCTGGTGAAAATACGATCTCTTTCTCATACTTATCCTTTAGATATTGGCATGTACCAACTGGAACTGTGGACTTAATGATAATTATTTTAGCGTTTGTATTGATTACAGCATTCTCAACTTCGGTAATATCTACACTACCATCCTCTTTCATTTCTGTTGGTACACATATAAAGGCGAAATTAAATGCTTTCGTATAAGATAACATATATTCTGGCTTATATTTATCTTGAATACTAATTTTTCCTGCGCCTTCTAATTCTTTATAAATATGAGTGCCAATATTCCCATAACCAACGATTAAAATATCGTTATAAAATTCTGAATTGTTCTCCATCTTTTTCTATTCTTGTATTTGCAAATGACTGGAATATGTCACATGTGTTATCAAATCCAACCGCGTTTTTATTATTCTACAACAGCAGGCTGCCTATCCCATCCATCTGGAATTTTATTAACCGTAGATGTGCCCCAATTTGCATTAGGGTGGTATACAAATGTACAACCATTTTCCTGTGCTGCTTGGCCAGACGGAACACTACCAGCTAACCATGAGTCTGTACTGCCGTCTGTATTTATAAATCTAATTGCGAGACATTTTATATAAACTAAACTACTACAATTATAGAACATATTAGAATAACAATAACTTGTTAATGCAGTTGCAGGCAACTCTGGTGCTGTTTCCAAACTTGTACAACTGGCAAACATACTACTATAACAATATGATGTTAAAGATGTTGCAGGTAATATTTCTTGTACGGTCATTAAACTAGTACACCCAGAAAACATATTCATATAACAAAAATTTGCTAATTTAGTCGCTGGCAACTCTGGTGCTTTTCTTAATTTATTACACCCTTTAAACATGCTATTATAGCAACCGCTTACCAATGTAGTTGCTGGCAATTTTTCAGGAACTGTTATTAAATTAGTGCAACCAGAAAACATAGTATCATAACAAGAATTTGCTAATGTAGTCGCTGGCAACTCTGGTGCCGTTTCCAAACTTGTACAACCAGCAAACATATAAGTATAACAATTACTTGCTCCAGATAAATTAGTTGTTGGCAACATGTTATATGGCACGGTTTTTAAACTACTACAACCATTGAACATATAACTATAACAACTACGTGCCAATGTTGCGACTGGTAATGTATGAACAGTTGTTAAATTAGTACAATTTCTAAACATACCTTCATAACAATCATTAGCCAATGTGGTTGCTGGTAATTTTGGCGCGGTAGTTAATTTCTTGCAGCCATAGAACATATAACTATAACAATAACTTGCTCCAGATAAATTAGTTGCTGGCAATAAATTTTGTGGAACGGTTGTTAAACTGGTACAATAAGAGAACATATAAGCATAACAACTTTCTGCTAATCTAGTAGAAGATGTTCCTAATACTAGTTTGCTTACATCTACCAATCCAGTGCAATTAGAAAATAAATTATAACCACATTGTTTAGACAATGGCTGTTCTAAATCTTCATAATTCCATAGATAGTTTGTATCACCTGCAACCGAAGCATATCCTCTTATAATAAAATTTGTATATTCTTGGCTTGAATTATTTCCACTTAATACACCTCTAACAAACACCTCATCACCAGCATTATCTAATGTGACGATATTATCAGTAGTTAACCCACTCCAGTTTTCATTATCCAAACTATATTCAAGAACAATCTGATTAGCACTGCGTCTTGCCAGCCCAATAATTGTATCACCAGATAAAGCGGTAAATTTAATGCCATTGAATTTTTCGCTACCACCTCCACTTCCTCCACCTGGAAGCCCTTTTTTAGGTAGCGTTCCTTTCCTATTATTTCTGGTATCAGTTTTTTTTCCATCGAACCAAGGCTTAGTATAGATACCTGGGCTAGTATGTAATCCTCTAATTTTTCCCATATAATTACGTTTTATTTATAAATAGTTTTCTACTCATATAATAATTACAATTTTATTGATTTTTTTGCCCCTTAATTTATATTTATAAGTAAATAATAGGCTTTATTATGAATCAATTATTAGAAGAAAAAATGATTGCTAATATAATCACCGAAGAATTAAGTAAAGCTGATGTGATTAACATTATCAAAAAGGATAAAGATGTTGAGAAAAGGGTTAAAGAAATCGTCCGCGAAATAGTCAAGGACATGTATCGTATTTTATATCAACATAACGGAATATTTACCGCATTAGGAAAGTAATGGAAAATAAACAAGAAGTAACATATTATAGATTTTTATCTGAGATGAAAGCATTCTTGGCTAAATTATTAGGGAACCCAATTAAGGCCGAGCCAAGTAAATATCTCAGAGATTTAGGCTTTACAAGAAGCCGAATTATTAATCTGTTAATTAAAAAGGACGTCCTTGAGAGAAATGAAAAGATTTTAACTCCAGATAAGACTGGTGCAAAGAAAGTTAAATACTCTGTATCATTTAAGGTTAAAAAGAAAAATTTTGACCGAATAATGAGACGTATTTATACCAAATACTTTGAAAAGAACCTACCAGAAAAAGAGCCTGTTAACGAGTGGATGGATATGTCATCATGTGGTATCTTATTAGGTGCAACTGGCGGAAAAGGGGGGCAGGTTGGCTCTGAAATGTGTGATAGATTTGGAAAATATGTTAATGATGCTAAGGATGAGCCAAGAAGTTTCTTTGCTAACGAGGATAAAATGAAACAAGACATGCTGAAAGATGAGAGGGACCGCGAAGCCTATTTAAGACGAGGTGGAATGAGAGGTATTGAGGAGTTAGAAGAGTGTGATTGTGGAGGAACTTGTGGAGGAGATATCGCTGGCGCAACATCTTGTACGTCAAGTGGCCAATTTGTTCAACCATTAGGCGTTATTAATAAGCCATTACTACAAAAACACAAAAAAGATAAGGATTACACAGATCCTACGGAAATATTAGGAAAAGAAATATCAGAAGATAAAAAGAAAAAAACTATGGCAAAAAACATTTATTTAACAGAGTCTCAATTGAAATATATACTAAAAGAAGAGGCATTAGGCGGTGCAACAACGGCATTCAGTGTCGCCGATACAACTAGAGGCCCTGGAGACATTGGTTATGATGTCCCAGCATTTGCTAAGAGCAAAAATACCAAGAAAAACAAAAAAGAGAAGGGAACTGATTCAGATTTCTTCAAACCAGCAATGGAAAGAGAACCTGGATTCAGTTGTAAAACAGTAAATGACGAAAAATGAACAATTTGGAGAGTATAGTGAGTGATATTTACGGAGACGTAGATGTTTTTAATGGTAATTCAAATAAGCAAAAAGAACTAAAAAAAGTGGAAAGCGAAATATTTTCTAAATACACCATGAATTATAGTAAAAAATTTTCAACATGGTGGTGATTTTTAGTGATTTAAAATGTATTTATAATAAGAAAAAATAACTAAAATAAAAATCTTAATTCAAAATGTCACAATTGAGTATTAAAGTTGGAGATTTAAGGAAACTTGTTAACGAGAGTGCTAACGAATTTAAGGCTAAATTAGGCCCTAACGTTGAAGCAGATAACAAGAAAAACAACGAAAAGTCCTACAAAGATGCAGAAAAACGTGCTAAAGATTATGATGGTGGCTTAGCAAAAGAAGAAAAGAAAAATCTCCCAGAAAAGGAAGATTTTAACCGTACCACATTAGATTATAATCCAATTAATGAACCAGATAAGGAAACAAAAGACCGTATCGAGGCCCAGGCACAGGGTTATACATCTAAATTAGAGAAAGATAATAAAATTGAGAAAGTCGGTGATTTCGAAGGTAATAAAGAAATTGCTAAGCAATTCAAAGACCAAGCAGAAAAAATATCTGATGAAAGGGCAGAACTTGCACATACTGGCCTTCAAGCAAGAATGATGGATAAAGACAAATTTAAAAAGAATACTATGCTTGAGAGTAAACCAGGTGCTAAACGCTTAAGATTCAAACATACAAAATTCATGAACGAAAGCCAAGTATTAACAAGAATACCTGAACAATACAAAATTGATGGTCAGGTTATTTACATGTGCGACAAGGCTGATAATGAATACATTGTTGAGTGTGTTAGAAGCGAAAGATCTGGTCTTATCGAGACAAACATTGTTTCTTACGGCAACAAGACTGCAATGAACGAGCAGATGAACCGTATTCAGGAATTAATGGGTTTCAAAACAAATACGAATGATAGATATAACCAAATTAATGAAAATAAGGAATTTGGTAAAATCTTGGACACTACAAGAAATAAGTCAATTATAGATTAATAAATGGAAATGGCGAAAGGTAGTATTGAAAAAGTTGGGGGTGATACAGCAATTGCCTCTGTTATAAACAAGTTCGGAGATAAATTATGGTTTCAAATCATAATTGCTTTCTGGCTTATAATCGGGCCAATACTATTTCTTGCTAACCCATTCATTAACAATTATTTAGGTAAAAAAACAACGGCAGAAACTAATAAAGAAAGGATAGAATCTCATAGGACTGCATTTGAATATAGCAAGCAGGCATATGCGGTTGTTAAAAAGGTTATGAACGATTATTTGCCAAAAATTAAATGTGACTATATATTTCTTATTGAATATCACAATGGTAATGAAAACGTTATGACTGGAATACAGTTCTGCCGTTTTGATATGACAATCCAGGCTAGTTCTAAAGATTTATCTTATATACCAGTTGATAAATTTAAGGATGATATAGTTGCAAGATATGATATATTATTATCAGATGATTTAGCTGAAAATAAATTATTATTTTATACCGCAAATGATTTTGAAAAGGTGGATAGATATCTGGCATATCAATTAACAGCCATTAATGCAAAAGAGTATGCGGTAATAAATTTAATTGATAAGAATGGAAAGGTATTTGGCTCATTACTATGTATTTCCGACAAACAAAATGAAAATGATATAAATCAAACACAACTTCTTATGTGTGCAAGAGAAATAGAAACTATTTTTAATAACGCGAAATTATAAAATAAAGAAATATTTTATTAAAAATCCTTGATTTCCTATTGATTTCAAGGATTTTTTTTGTATATTTATACAGAGAAATGTAAAGGACTATGATAGTTAAGAAAATAATGGTATTTTTATTAGTATTTTGTATACTGGTTGTTATTAGAGAATTATTTACCGCAATAAGGAAGTTTATAAACTCTGACTTTTCTATTATGCCGAAATATAGGCTAGTATTGCTTGGATTAGCCATTTCATATATAATGACAATAATTTTAACTGGCTTTAGTTTGAACTAATTATGGATATTAATGAAAGAATAAAAGAAATTGAACCATACTTCAAAAGTCTGAATATGGTAGATGGGACAACTGTTATTTTGGTTAAATTTCCAGATAAATGGAAAATTTTTAATGCAGTGGAGTTGACGGAAATTTATAATGTTTATACGGGGAAAAAAGAGAATGTAGACGGCATATTTTTTCTATCTGAGACATCAAATGGAGTGGATTGCATATTCGACGCAATAGAGGAAGTTATTAATCAGAATAAAACATTTGAAGAAAAGGCCGCATTACTTGAGATTAGGGCAAAGGAACTTAGTGATTTATTTCTAACAGAACCTCTTGAAAAGTTGAGAACACTAGAATTTACATTCCCAGTGAAAAAGTCTACAAGAAAGCCAAAATTAACACTCAAAGAAGTTAATACCCCCAAAGTCAAGGGCACGTATTTGGTAAACGAAAACGATGTAAATGTGCCAGAAGACGACGCGAATACTACCCAAAAGGAAGAAGTTACTACCCAAAAGGAGACAAAAACTACCCAAAATAGTAAAAATAACGGAGACTCAGACATGATGAGTTTTATGAAAAAGAAAGAAGGGACTAAAAAGAAATGAAATGGTTTATTTTAGTTTGTTACATTTGCTTTGCTTATGGTATAAGTTATATTGTTACTAATAGTTATGGCCCGAAGAATATCTTTTTAAGAATTAGGGAATGGGCAGAGGATGTTGGTCCTAATTTTGGACTATTGTTTAGATGCATGATTTGTTTCCCGACTAATGTAGGTATTTTATTCTCATTGTTTAACTGGTTCTTATTACCGATAGCAATTACACCATTCAATATGATTTTTGCGGATTATCACACCTGGTACATGGGTATTCTTGCAGCATTTATGGATGGATGCCTAACTGGCGGAGTTTGCAAAGTAATATATAATATAGACGATTTTATAGATAAGAGCACACCAGTGTTCATGGACGAAAAAGATGAAGACTATGACTGACGGACAAAAAGAATTCATTAAAGAAGACGTTATGATTGGCCGAGAGATTAATCTATTAAGAGAGGAATTAAAGGCTGGAGATGAAGAGATCAAGAGAGAGCAAAACAGATTTGCCGAACAATTAAAACGCGGACTTGGTGAAAAGATGTTAGAAGAGGTTAGGCCAAAAAGTAAAATAAAAGTATTTTTTAAAAAGTTATTCTCAATATATGGATAAGACATTAAAATACGATGATTTAGTCAAAATAAGCAATATTCTTAGTGAAAACGGCTACAATTGTAGTAACGTAACAGTTGAAATTGCGGTACATACGCAAAAAATGCTTAACAGGCTTAATTCCGACTTTTTCTTTAGAAGCGGATTGAGTGCAGACAAGAAGGTCGACGACGTAAGTGAAATTAATATATCATTGAATGGAGTGAAGTTTAGATACGTATGTGATGAGAAAGAAGAAAAGTGATTTGATCAAAATAAATGATAAGATAGATTTAATCTATGATATTCTAAAATACGACGTCATTCTATTTCCAATGGGAATTAATAATGGAATGAGCAATGGCATCGCTTATCAAATTGCTTTAAATTTTCCAGAGGTAAAAGAATCGGAGAACAAAACTGGATATGGAGATAGAAGAAAACTAGGCACTATTCACGAAACATATAGTAATAAAATTAAATTTGTTGCTTGTTATATACATGAAGGTGGTTATAAGAAGAATAGCGATGGAAGTTATTTGAATCGTGAAACACTTGAGAATTGCCTTTTAAAAATAAAGGAAGCATATCCAAATGAAAGAATAGCAACGGTTCTAATGGGTTCAAATGAATCAGACGGAAGGTGTAATAAGGATTATATATTAGAAACATTTATCCGCATATTACAGGGATGTGACGTAACGATATATACCAAAGAGGAAACTGATTATAAACTTGAGATATTCAAAGAGATTGCGGCTGTTAGGCAACGACTAAAAAACAAAGAAATAACAAGAAAAGAGTACTTTAAGATACGAAGCGAGATAGAATGGCGTAGAAAGAATGGAATATTCTCAATTATGCCAGAAGATTACATTTATATACCCAAAAAATCAAAAAGTAAACTACTTTTCAGAGGAAGTAAAAAACAATATTAAAAATAATTGTATATTTGAATAGAAAAAACATAATATATGGCAACACTTAAAATTACATTAACAGAGGATGTTTTGAAGTTAGTATCAAACATTAGATTCAAAGAGTATACCAAATACGAAGAAGATGATCAACGAGACCACATTGGTTATGAGATTGACATGAATAGTCTTTATGGAGGTAACTTTGTATTAGAGGATATTTCATTTATATTAGGTATATATGATAGACACATAGTTGATACAGAGGAAGATTTTGATGGGCCAAAGTTCAACGAAGAGGACACTAAATATATGTACGAGTTACACGACTTCGTGGTTGATAACCTCGATAATATTGAGGAGATTCTCCATCAGATGATATTCAAGGGTGGAATTAAACCTGGAACATATAAGTGTAAGGATTGGCAACATATATGGGAATATGTAGAAGATAAAAAGTAAAATTTAAAGATATGACAGAACAAGAGTTAATTCAAGAAAACGAGAAGTTAACAGCACGTCTTAAGAAGGCTGTTGAAGTATTTAATGAACAAAAGGCCACTATTAATCGACAGGCAGAAGAGATTGAATCTCTAAAAGCAAAGGCCGCAGAAGCAGAAAATAAAGATAATGAATTTTTCGAACAGGTCAATGAGATTGAGAAACTTAAAGACAGTCTTTTGAAGGCTGTTGACGAGTGGAAAAAATTGAAAAACGAATTAGACACTGCAAATCAAAAGAACGAGGCTCTTTTGCAGACGGAACAAAAACTACTAGACAAACTAAACAAACTAAAAAAGATTCTTGATGAGTAGTAATAATTAATAATGGTGCGGCACAAAAGTTGCGCCATTTTTATTTTTTCTTCCCAAAATTTTTATATTTGAAAAAATTGTTGTATCTTTGCACCAGATTTTGAAAATAATGCATAAATTATATGGCAAAAGTTATTTCGACAGAAGAACATATTAAATTAAAACGATGCCACTGCGATAAGGGAAAGCATCGATTTAGAGAAAACAAGTTCGGTATTACCTGGTGTGTAATATGTGGACTTTTGTCAATAAACAATTTAGGACTGGTTAAACCATTAGAAGAAGACGATAAATTAATAATAAGAAATGAAACGAGAGAACAGAAAATCGATTGAGGCTAATCTGCGTAATAAATTAGCCGTACAGTACAAAGAAAAAACCGAGCAGTTAAAATCGGAAAAAGCCGCATTGGAAATAAAGTATAATAAGTTGTGGTGTGAAAGTTGCAAAATCAAACGGGAACGTGACGAACTGAAAGACAAAATCCAACAATATGAGGATTGGATCCAGCGCCTCCAGGAGTTTATGGATATGAATGATGACGACCGAAAGGCATACGTTGAAACTCTTCGTGCACAAGACGAACTGAAACGAGCCGTAGAGGGTACGAGGATGTATGGTTATCTTAAACACTTATTTGGCTTAATGATTTAAACAGTATAGAAAAAGATTATGGAAAATAATGTGGAAATAACAAAAGAAATGCTTAATGAAATATATAAGCATGATTATGAGGATAGTTCTAATTTAATCAATCCATATCTGATTGATAATGAGAAAATAATATCCGAAGTTTGCAAACACATCAATTCGAAATTGATTGGTAGCGATATTATATCAATAAAGCGTGAGGATATACCAAATGCGATTGCAGATACCTTAAGCCGATGCCTTAAAAAGAAAGTAACCGTTAATGGTAGTGGGTTAGATGGAAATGATTTAACAGCAAAAATTGAATAAGAAAGGAGAAAAAGAAATGAAAACCGTTTATGTAGTTTGGGAAAAGAATGATGGTGCTTATCAAAGTGACATCATCAAAATAGAAGGTAAAGTAAATCATTTATCTATAGAGAAAGCAATTAGAGACAAACTCGGCTATTATAAGACTGATTTTTGGAGGATTATATCCTGGCAAGAAGAGGAACCATTTACTGCAGAAGAACGTGACGAATTTTGGAAAAATTATTAAAACAAAATAATTATGAGTTTACCTAGTGACAAGTACAAAAAGCAATTGCTGCCAATTAAACAGCAATTAATGAAGGAAATTGCCTCTTATTTTACATATGCAGAATTTCATATGTCTGGCAAGACGGTAATTAACTTTCCAATTGAGTTTGGCGAGGCATTTCGTTGTGAGTTCGACACTATTCATGGTTTCGAGGATCATTTCAGACTGTATATGAATAAACGAGACTTTATGACACTTATTAGTTTCGATGCTAGTGATGATAAAGAGGTTGAGCGCGATATTCGGTTCTTAATGAAACTTCTCGATTATGTTGATGTGGATTATCGAAACAGAAATTATGGAAAACGGCCAGGAGAATAATTAATATGGCAGAATATAATACTGATTTTATTGAATGGGTTAGTACTCTCAAAAAGGATGTAACTGAGGACCGTGTAATCTTACCAAATGGTAAAGAATGTTTTTCTAGTTCATTAACTGATAGCAATGGACTTTTCGAATTAGAAGACCACGAATGGAAACAATTTTGGAAAGATTGTAAACACTATTTCCCATTCCATAGTGTACATGGTAATAGTGGACAAACAAAGGAATATATTGTTACCAGAGAAAGGGAACACCTTGATATATATTTAAGCCGTCTCGGTGTTCGTATAAATGATTTATACAATAAACGAATACTTGAGATTGGATATGGTTACGGTGGACTTGGCCTTGAGTTAATGGAAAAATACAACTCAGAGTATTACGGTATCGACTATGTTGCATCAGATAAAGAACTTTTAAGTAAACATAATAATGCTTGTGAAAGATGCTTCTTGGAAATCGACAAAAGTGGAATACCAGATAGTTTGAAAGTCAAAAAATTTGATTTTGTAATGGCATTTAATGTTTTTCAGCATCTGACACAAAAACAACGCTTTGAGTATATCAGGCAAGCATATGATTGCCTTAACGATGGTGGCTATTTGATTTTTGAAGTTTTTTCATACAATTGGCAATGTGGTAAAAAGAGATGGGATAAATGGAGAACTTATTTCTTCAACGTTTCAACATATATAGATTATGAAAAAGAAATTCAATCATATATAAGAAAGGTTGGCTTTAAAATCAAAAAACAAAACAAATTGTATAAATTAAACGATACAACATTTACAAAACTGTATCTTTGTAAGAAATGAAAGAAATTTACTACTTTGGGCCATTTAATCCAATTCATATAAGCCATGTTAATGACTCCATATAATGACGAATGCCTCAAAGTTTTGAAAAAATATTTACTCTAAAATTTTTATATTTCAAAAAATTGTTGTATCTTTGCAGCCGAAAACGTTTAATAACAAAAATTTAACATATATGAACAGTAATTTTACAATTTCAAGTCAGAACGTTAAGTATATGGAAGGAACTGAAAATTTGAACAGTTTCTTAACAACATTGCGAAAATATGATGCTCTGACACCAGAAGAAGAAAAAGAGTTATTCCGAAAGTATCATGAAGAGGGAGATATGAGTGCTCGTGATCAAATCTTCTTACATAACCAACGATTCATCTATTCTAATGCTAAAATTTATGCAAGAGATAGTGAGGAGGTAATGGATTATGTTGGAGAGGGAAATATAGCCCTAGACGAGGCTATTGATAAGTTCGACCCTTCACTTGGTAACAAATTTATCACGTTTGCTGTGTGGTATATTCGTCGTGCGATGAATTATTACCTTATAAATACGCGTGATATGATTACGAAGACAAACGGCATGAAGTTATTTAAGAAGACGGATAAAATCATGCAAAAGTTTTATAATGAGCATGGATATGACCCAACCCTAGATGAGGTTCGTGATATATTGGAGAAGGAATATAATATCAAAGTAAAAGATATTTCTGATTTATATGATTTGAATGTTACATCAATAAATACTGACATTGATGATGACTTTACAATGGAGGAAAGTAATGAGTACAATGAAAAAACTGCATCTATTAACGAGTATGAAACAGAGGTAGATAAAGAGTATTCAAAAACACTTGCAAATAAGTTCTTAAGTATGGTCCCTGATGAGCATAAGGAAATTATCAAGAAACTATACGGTATCGGATATGAAAGACAATATAGTATAACAGAACTTGCTCATGAGTACCGAATGTCAGACGAGGATATGGAGAATCTTAGAGATAAAATCCTTAAATATATGAAACAAAATATGGGGCAACTAAATGCTGCAATGTAAAAGAGAAAAGAAATACCAGAGTTTTTCGCTCTGGTATTTTTTATTATTTTCTATTAGTTAAGTGTTTCTTAATACTTTCACTAATCATATAGGTTAATTTACCCTCGTCAATTTTGTTAATAAACCTATTTTTAATATTATACAATCTATTTACGTCTTTTGCATCAAATGAATATGGCTTCCCATTGGCGTCTTTCCCTCTAACCTTTTTACTGAATTCACTTCTTGCGGCGTCTTCGTCTTTTTCTGGCCACAATTCTCTAGCAACAGCAGCATTATTCTCTTGATCGTCTTTTAGCCACTGAATAACCTCATGCTCTTTCTCATCTGACGCTCTCTTATTTCGTCTACCATCTTCTGGATTTAACCTTGATGAATTTACACCAGCGTCGTCTTTTTGTTCCTTATCGTTTAGATTTCCTTCTTCACCCATGAATTCCTCATACATGGATTCTCTTAGTATTCTATAGATTTTCTCTTCTAATATTTTCTTTTCCTTTGCGTTCATAATTATACTATATTTTATATAAATAAATACTTTAGTAATCTAGAAAAAGAATATTTTTTTGTATATTTATTTTACATTATGGCAATAACTGTTTATAATATAACAAAAGAGAGTCATGAAGGACCAAATAACTTCATGTGCTTCCGTGGAGTATCGGTTCTATCTAACCCATATACTGATATAAAGGATAGGAAGACTAAGGCTATGTTTGTTGTCAAAGATAGAGAAGAGGCAATCAAAATGTATAGTCTCTATTTTGACAAAATGTATGGGAATAACATTGAGTTCACAAATGAAGTAGATAGAATCTACGAAAAGTATAAAAACGGTGAGGATGTATACCTTGGATGTTATTGTGCACCAAAACATTGCCATTGCGATGTGATTAAAGAGAAACTACAAAAGAGATTAATAAAGGAAAAGATAAAAAACTTAAAAAATGAAAGCACCAAAAGGTAAGATAGTTTTAACTGACGAACAATTAATTGCTTCTTATAATAGAATTTATAAGGATGATATGATTTGGTTCATATTAGGATCGTTGATTTCATCTGAAAACTTCTGGGATTTTGACGCAGAGATTACAGATGAAAGTTTTAAAGAGTTATGTGATAACTATGAATACAATATATCCAAATTAGAAACTATTGCCAGAATAATTGTGTCTTGTAATGAAATTCCTGTTTCTGATCAAGATAAGATTAGAAAATATGCAGTGGATGGATCTGAGATGCTTAAGAAAGAGTATGATGCTGTTAAAAAGAAACATAATACGTTAATGAAGAAATGAACATCTTAAAACAAAAGAAATATTGGATAGAGCATTATCATGATCAAAAATATGAGGTAATTAGAGAGAATATTTTAAATTCTTTCAAAGACCTTGTATTCGATGAGGCACCACATAAGTATTACCTTAATGGGGTTGAGTTAGATTGCGTATCTAACATTACGCACCTATTTAAACCTCACTTCGACACGGATAGAATGGCACAGGAGACATTCGATCGTAATTTCCATAATGAAAACTCGAAATACTATCAGATGACCGTTGATCAAATCAAAGAATCGTGGAAAAAGACAAGTAGTGACGCTTGTGAACTTGGAAGCGCAAGACATAACTTCGGAGAATCGGTATTTTGGTGGATGGTTGGCGAATATGATAAGATTGTACCAGAATTTGTTGATCGATTTACGATTGATAAGAACGGAGAAAGAATTTGTACCCCACAATTTCCAAAAGAAGAGGCTATAGTTAAGTTCTGGAATGATTTACCTGAGTGCTATATACCAATCCTTGCCGAGAACAAAGTATTCAATGTAAATGAGAATTATGCTTATAGCGGAACATTCGATATATTATTCTATTACGATGCCCCATTAAATGGAAAGCCAGATAGCCAGAGTGGAGCCGTGATTCAAGATTATAAAACGAACCGTGACTTATATAAGAATTTCAAAGAGCAAAAATTATTGTCACCGTTTGAAGAATTACTTGATATGCCTCTATCAATTTATAAATTACAATTAGCTGCATACCAGTTATGCCTAGAAAAAATAGGTATACCAATTATCGCTAGGTATTTAATATGGTTAAGGCCAAACGGGGAATATGAAAAAATACGCCTTGAAGATTTGTCAAAACAATTAGATAAAGCATTAATTGAAAAACTAAAATAAATATGAGTAGTATTGCAGAATTACAAAGAAAAAGAATCGTAGAAAAAATTTACGATGATATTCGGAAATACGGCGCACACATGAATGAATATGTAAACGAACCTATGTTTCCAGAAAAACAAATATCCGATGCAATAAATTACCTTAGAGGTGAAGGCTGCATAAAAGATTTTGATGTAACTTGTAGCGAAGGAAACATAACAGATGACGGTATATTGAACGTAAATTTGGAAATCACATTAAAACCAGAAACAATAATACAAGATTTTAAATAATAAACGTTTATGAGTAAAAAAGTAAGATGTTATCACGCCACGAGAGAGGTGATTGATACAGTTAAAAATGAAAAACACACAATTCTCGTTTATGGAGAATTAGTGCAAACTAACGAGGCTAAAGGTTTCTTATTAGCCCCAGTAACTTATAATAAGATAAATCATCGAGAGATTAGGTCTATCGACGATCGCTATGTAGTATTGTCCAGGAGTCAAGACAGCCGTCCTACACGCAAATTTAACTTCGGTTGGGCAATTTGCGATGCTAATGATGAGTTTAATTTAGCGACTGGTATTAGAATTGCAAAAAGACGCTTCTCTGATTCTCCAATGACCACTACGGATGTTCGTTTCTTCTCTGATGATATGATTCGTTCAATCCTCGAAAGTGAACTTAACTTCATTGAGAAACACTTAGAAATTAAGTATTTACCAGATGATTTTAAGGTAGAGGTAGATGATTATGAACCAAATTGCGGAACTCACGATGTTGTTGGTCTTGGTGAGAAACCAGATGATAGTCTTGAGATTGAAGTTGAGGTTGATGACCAGGACACTAAAACAGAAGAACTTCCAACGGTAGAATTTGAAGCCCACAAGGGACAGCATACATTAAAGCATGGCGACTTTGTTAAATTTACTAACGGCTATTCATTTATGTATGGTGTAGTTCGTGATAGCGGATTGGGTGTTGACAGTAAGAGTCCATATGTTAATCTCTACTGGAAATTAACCAAGGTAAAAGACGGATGGGTGTTTAGAACAAATGAAACTATCGATACTCGTGAAATTGAATTCTTAACTCCTAGAGAATATGAGGATGATTTGACTTATAAGATTCTTTATGAGGTATTCGGAGTTATCTGGGATAGAAAGAGAAAAAGTATCAAACTTAAGAGTTTCTAATTATGGATAATGAAAAGTTAAACGAAATATATGCTGGCCACCCAGAGATGAGAAAAAAAATCCAGGAAGAGGCATATAAAGATCTTATAAACGGAAAAGAAAAGTGGGAACAGGTACGGATAAACACCGCAATATCCGTACTTAATTCACTACTTGAAACTACACAACATTCAGTAATAGAAGAGGTGGCAGTGAAAGATATATATGCAAGAGTTGCGGTTGCTTATGCAGATAGTCTCGTTAAAGAACTACGAAAAAATCCAGATTGGTTTGAGAAGCTGATTGAACTATGAAAAGAAAAACAGGAAACTGAAATTGAAAAAGAAACTTATGAAGGATAAAAAAATCCATGGAAGTGAATCCATGGATTTTTTTAAATTGTTATTATATTATTGAAAATCTATATCATATATATGTGTGTCGTTAAATGCAATAGGAATAATCATTGAAATTCCTGTCGCGTAATAATTGTTTCCAGTAATATTTTTACTTATGTATATGCCAGATACGTTACTAGACACATTTTCACATATATCAATAGACCTAAATGTTTTTGTATTTCCTCCAAATGTTAAATTAAATGTTTCTTTTGAGAATCTAATTTTTAATATATTATTGTAAATCAATTCACTAATACAACAATAATATTGAACATTATCACTAATCTCGGAAGGGCCTGTTAATAAAATCGCGTTTGCATTTGCTGGATTATAACTTGAATCGCAAATTAATGTTATTTCCTCACCTGGTATATATTTGTCGGCTGGAAATGCAAAAATCCTTTGGTCACAAACGTCTGGACGTGTACATTCAGAAACTACAATCATTGTATGATGATTAATTGGATATGTTAACCAAGCATTAGCTGTCCCTCCATTAATTTTAGGTTTTATACACATAAAATCAAAATCAGTACCAGACCACGTATAAATAGGTGCACTGCTAGAATTAACAGTATATGCGGACCCAAGAATACTAACTGTAAAATCAGTTACTACAAAACTATTTTCTCTATTTTCATTATTTTTGCCATTTCCAACAATAAACAATGCATCCTTGTCTGGTAGATTATACTTTCCAACAACTGTTTGATTATCACCATATGCAATTGTATTCTTACCAGATACATGAGAATTATTGCCAATTGCTCCTCCATGTATAACTTCTATTGTTATTGCGCTCGAAAGTTGTGGAACATTTGTATCCAAATAAAAATCTAAATAATGTGGTGCACTACCATCGTTCTTATCTACTCCTATGCATTTTGCATAAAGCGAATCATATTTAATTATATCACCAACTTCTATGTTAGAATAATCATCAGATATATCAGTAAGTCCATCGCCTCTTATCATATTTAGATTACCGCCATACTGATTATATACTTTCTTTGATATATAAGGTTTTCCTCCGTCACCTTCAGCATGAGAACTATTACCATAAGCAAATGTATTAATGCCCTCTGCGTGAGAACCTTTTCCAAAGGCTGTTATAGTGCCCCCAGATGCACAGCCCTCCGCGTGAGAGCCTATTCCTGAAGCAGTTGTTGTCCCAGAATATACAAATCCCTCTGCATGTGAACCACTTCCATTTGCATTTATGCTGCCTTTAGAAACATACCCTTCGGTATGGGAGCCATTGCCAGAAGAGTTTGCTTCTCCTGAACTTACATATCCTTCTGCATGTGATCCTCCAGAAGCCGCATTAATATGTGAATTTGCCTGGTTCGCATACCCTTCTGCGTGAGAACCACTTCCAGTCGCATTAATAGAACATGGGCCACTTATACCTAACGAAGTACCTTCGGCATGAGAGCCACTTGCGGTTGCGTTTATAGTTGAATTTTGATTATATTCATAACCAGATGCAACACTATGTTTATTCGGATTTATTTTTATTCCAGTATCATATATCGCTTCATAGTCTCCACCACTAGATATTGTTGATGTTGTTTGGTTACTTGCCAATAATGGGTATGTATCATTAGTATTACCAGATGATTGTCTAACTTTCTGATCGGTACTACTACCACCTGCTGCTTCAATAACAACAGTACCAGTCGTATCATCTTTTGTTAATGTGACATTTGTTCCAGCACTAAGATTTAATGTAGTTGAGTTGTTTAAAGTTTGATTATCAACTTTAATTGTTCTTTGTGATGGTGTTGCCCATGTACCGTCATTTCTTAAATATGTACTTGTTGAACTACCTAATTTTGGACCATCTCCTATCTCATTTTCTCCGACCCATTTTGCTAAATGTCCAGTAGTACCATTTCCAGTTACATTGTTTCCTGGTAGGTTCGATGTATTAGCAACTTGATATATACTACTTCCGTCATTATAGAATAATTTGCGTGTAATTGGATTATAATTCATTCTTGAACCATAGAAATAATTCATTGGGTCATCTGCAACCCCACCTTCTAAAGTTCTTTTCACATAACCAGTTCGCTCAGCATTTAACTCATAAACGCCATACATTAAACTATTTTTATTTACATAAAATACATAATTGTCTAATATATAATTTATGCATTTGATGTATAAGTTTACATAAGAATATGCATTATATCCGAACTTTGTCCCACCAACAAACATATCCCATACATTTTGTGAAACAGTTACGCCATTTTTATCCTTAACATCACAAATAAAAGATCCTAATGAAATATTACTCTTTTTTGTTAAAACTTCGCCGTCTCTAGTCGCTCCGTTATATGGTGTAAAATCATAGGTATGTGTTTTAAAATTAATAACCAATTCCGAACCATTATAAGTATAACCAGTATTTTCGGAATCATTAAATGTAATCGGATCGGCGAATCTCATTGTTAATACGCCATCTTTAAACTCAACATAAGTCTTAATAATTGCACTATTACCCATCGTTGTTGTGTTTAGGCTATCATTATAACCAACTAACCATCCTCCTTTATCATAATAAACGCCAGTATTACGAATATTTGAATTATCCAATGCGCCATTATTATCACCATTAATTATGGTTTTATTAGTCCATACTTTTCTTTTAACATCATATATTGAACCAAATACATAAACAGTACCAATGTGCGTTTCTCCGCTTTGTTTCATTTGAAGTTCGGTTGAATTCGTAACAACGACAGTAATCATACCAATATAACCAGCAGCATCATATATATCAACCACTGTTTCATCTCGGTCGTAGACACAACTTCTTCTACCTTTAGTTGTGTTTGTATTAGAAATTCTATATACCTCTACCGTATCGCCCGTATTAGGCATTTCATTGTCTTCGTCATCGCCTATTTCAGTCGGACTTTTTGTGTAAATAACCTTTGCTGTGTTATTAATATCATCCTCCATCACCCAAGCAGATAATTTAGGGCGCTTTGGGCTGTCACCACTTATATCATAATCAGGATCATCTGGATCATTTGGGTCATCAGAATGATATTTGTCATACATAGTATTTCTTAAATATATACCATTTTCGGTTAATATTCTACGAGGTACTGCGGTTGAATCATTAATAATTGAAAATCCTATTTGATCGCCAGAAGTTCCTCCACTATTAGTACCAATAAGTGATTCTATAATGTAAGACGTTTTGTCTTTTGGTATCATGTACCCATTAAAATCACCAGAATTAACTTTGTTTAATACTTTCCCGTCCTGGTCTGTATACCACATAGCATAGCCAGTGTTAGGGGACAGCGTACTTCCACTAACATAAAGTCCAGTGGCATATTCTGGACTATATTTATCGTCACATACAAATTGATGCCAAGACCCTAGAATATCCCTTTCTATATTATCTACGGACGTGCATAATGTATAATCATCGTAATTATCAACAATTACCGCTTCTTGATAAAGTAATTGGTGTGTTGTTAATACATCTCCGTCATCAGAATAAATAAGTTCATTTCGTTCGGTAGGTACGTCTGCATTTATGGTTACTGTACCAGTTTGCCCAGTTGTCAAAGTAACCAACGTTCCAGCACTTAAATTTAAAGGAGTTGTTTTATCGTCCAATGATAAAAATTCCTCACCGTTAACATTTACTGCTCTATGAGTTGCGCCATCTATTGGAAGTACGAAATCTATTTTATATCTCAATTCTTCATCAGAAGTTAACCCTGTTTTTTCATTTATTACTGTTACACTTAATGTATTTCCAGTTTTCACTGTTGCGTCAAGTATAAGATCTGTAACACATTTTGGCGAACTTGCCGATATCGTACATTCGTCACTCTCCATATTATAATAGTAAATAACATCCAACAATGTTGTTTGTGGATAATTCTCATTAACGAATGTTTTAAAACGGTTAAATGCGTTGATATATTCTTGTTTTGGCATTCTGGATACCAATGTAGATATATCAGGTTCTGTTACTGAAGAAGAGGCAACGACCGTTCCATCGTCGTAAAGTCTTTCGTGCGTTAATAAATTATATGAAAATGGGCCGTTATTTTCTTCATCTGTTAAATAGGCATATAAACCATTTTCTATTCTCCATTTAAATGCTGCTTTCATTTGTTTTTATTTTATTTTGATACTCCTATTATTTCTGATATGTTAAAACATGTAAAGTCAACTTCCTGACTATTCAATACTACTTCAAATATAGTTGTTGATGGAATTAGTTGTTTAATGTACGGTAATATTACAGCATACAAATATTCTCTAAATCCATTTTTTAAGGCAAGTTTATCATTAAATTTAAGGACTAATTTTTTAGTATTAATAATTGAGTTTGCAGATGCTTCGTCATTACTATTTTCTTCTTGAGTTTCAAGATTAAATGCTTGTAAATCCGATTTAAATCCGACTTCCCCGTTCGTATATGCCGTTTTACCTACATTTACCTTATCTTGTGTGTTTGACTCTTTGTATCCAGATGGTATTTCATAAGTGTTCATATCTGGATCGTCCTTATCATATACCTCCGCAGTAATTTGTCTTAATTGGTATATGTTTTTCTTTGTATTATCGGTAAAGAACCAAACTTTTACATTATCAACTACTTGTGGTTGTACGTTAAATCCGCATTTTGTTATACCAGTTACCAATTCACCTGTATTACAATCATATGCATCATCCGTAAATCCTTCACTTTCAATAGCACCTCTAAACACTTGTCTAAAATAATTTAAATATTCTTCTCCATCGTCATATTTCCCATATCCAACGTGAGGATTGTTCCCAGCGTTCAATTCTACAATTGATTCCAGATACATAACCTTATAAGGTATCGTTGCTGCTGAAAGATCCCGTTCACATGTCTCGCAAGCCATTTCTGTTTTACCAATATTAACCCATCCAGTGGCAGAACTTGTACTTCCGTATATATCTAAATTGTTGTGATCTGCAATTGTAAAATAATTTGTTGCTTCATTGATATCCTCACTTGGATAATAAGTGTTAAAATCTGTTAAATCATTTACATAAAATATATCATTGTCAAGTACGTCGTCTAATTCTAATGCTCTTAAATCATCGATTCTATTTACTATTTTAAGATATTTTTTTGTCTCATCATAAATAGTAAAGCCAGGTATGCTGTTAATTCTATCTATATTTGGATATAATTCCTTATTTGGGGTTATATCTTTATCTAATGCTTTTCCCCATCCTCCATACATTTGAAAATATGGTTCCCCGTCTAATGTTTCTTTTTTATCGAACCATGGAATCATATATTTCTTATGTTCAATTGTTCCGTCATTAAGAGAGATAGCAACTGTCACTATTCTTATCGGTAATCCATGCAATTCATTTCCGTCATCTGGAGTTCCAAAATTTTGCCTATAAAAATTATATTTCTCAACTGGTAATTGTAATTCACTATCTATAACATCTTCTTGGGTGTTTTTTATAGTCGTTAAATACTCATCCAATGAATAATCATATAATTTTATTTTTGTTTCCTCGTCAAGATCATCCCACAATAGTGTTCTTCTGCCTCTCTTCTTTTTTAAACTGTCGGATAGACTGTTATAATATTTTCTCGCCCAATCATAGGAACAAAGGCCAAATAATGATAATAACATTTCAATTCCTTCTATTGTCCCCTTTCTGGAAAATAGTCCATTACTATTTAGTTTAAGATTTCTGAAAAATTGAAGATTTGCGTCATTTACATCATATTTCTTATTACTGCCACTATATAGTATATCTGTAACTACATTCTTATCCAGTGTTTCTACTACACTCTTAACTTCCCAACCAGACAATTGAAGTGAATCGCTTAAGAAATAGTCTGGTGTATTATTATTTTCATTGTATGTTATGGTATTTGTAGTTTTGATATTATCTATACTTCTTTTTATATCATCAAAGAAACGGCCAAGTACATTTAACGCTTCGTGTATTCTAGTGGTTCCTATCTTATAATCCTTATTATCTTCATCTCTCGATGTATCGGTATGTGTTCTATCCATGTTTTTGATAGAGTCGTGAGTCATATTTCTCCACAAGTTATTGGCTCGATATTGGTCGTACCATTCGGATAAATCTAACAAAGATTCATAATAACGCGTAAACGCGCCAGATGATATATCTAAATTATATCCATGACTTGTTGGCCATGTATATTTATCTCTTGATATTTCTACACCCCTATCGTTTTCCTTTGGAGTGTCGACTTCTATTGAATAAATAGGATTGCTTTCCCTCTCTAATAAGAATCTCTCAAAATCATCTAACCCGTTAAAGAAGTTAATTATTGCACCTTCCGTAGGGCGTATTCTCCATCCAGCATGTTTTTTGTCAGTTAATAAAATGAAAGTATCATTTTTATAGTATCTTTTTATAATCATTTCATGATCTGTATCTGGATTTAATGTAATGACTGCTGTTATATCGCCATCCTTGAAACAACGCTTATTTCGCAGGCTGACATCCCATATGTCAATACAAAATTCGAATCCTTCATCAGTTATAACTCTATATTTTGAAACAGTTTCACTAAAATATCTAAACGGATTATATGTCGGACTGTTTTTAATGTCTTGAGGGACCGAATTTGAAGATATGTCAATATCAAACGGATTGTCAATTACAACCATATTATCGCCACCCAAAATTTTGGCTATACCAGCGTTGTCTAAATATTCATAGTTATCCCCAGTTATATATAATTCAGCTGGAAATTTAATAATTATTTCATCTATTGAGGATTTTACCATTTCCTCACAACTTCCATAATAAACAAAATCCAAGAAATTGTTTTTGTTTGGTTTAATTTCTATCTTTGTTTCACTCGTAATTTCGGTGGAAATTTCTGGCATATTGCTTAGTGAGAATACCTCACAAGTATTTCCACTGTCTGGTTCACAATTCTCATTTTTTAACCAATCACCATATTTATGTTTCCTCTTTAAGTTTTTACCTTCATTAGTAACAATTTTAAAGTTACCTTCACCATAAGGAATTGAACCACTATCAAACCCGCCAAGATTTGTAGTAGTCATATAATCCCTTTCATATATAGTATGCCCAGAAAGCAATTTATGCTTCCTCTTAATTGTGTAATTACTATGTGTTACTATATATCTGTTCTCAGCCATAAGTTATTATATATTATCTATGATTTCTTTCATTTTATCAGATTCTGTTGTGTAAATATCATCTTTATGATTAAATTTGTAATCGGCGTTAAGACCAGTTGCTTTATTAACCATATGCCCGTAAGTTGCTTGATGATAAATTTCACCATCCTTATTAAATGTAGTAATAAGTCCAGCATCGAGATTTCTAATTTGGTCACCCTCTAACATAGTTGAAATAGTTTCAGCATCATGCTCAACCAATTCAACCTCCATCATTATTGGGTTAAATTTTGTGTTTATTATCTTAATTCTTTGCCCATTTTCTCCAATATATGGATTGCCACTACTCTTAAATGACATCGCTGTACATGGAGTAACGGTGCAGAATAATAAATTGCTAGAATCGTTAAAACTATAACGAATACTATTCTGTACGGAGTCATTTAAGTTCTGCGCAACAGGTTCACATCTATTACTCGAAGTAATCAATCTGTATTCACCAGTTCTTACACCAGAATTATCAAGAAATTCAATCCTATAACCCACTAATTCTCCATTATTAAAAATTGTACTATCTTCCACATTAATATTACTTGTGTTTAAAATAATTCCACGAACATCTGGATATGCGGCAAGATAACTAACATCCAATATTGTTGTATCAATTTCCTTTGGCCTGATATAGATTGTGTATATGCCAGGATCACTAAATTGTGTTAATGGTAATCTTAAATTATAAACCCCTGGTAGTACTCCTAAATTATTACCAGTGTTATCGGATGCATCAACACTAGAAAGTATATCGCTACTTAGTTTAATAAATGATGAAAACCCAGGTGCATCTGTATTTCTATTCGGTCTATAACTATAGAATATATCAACATCTGAATTATTAATTAATGCAGGTCTTTTTGTACCATATGTTCCATTATTTGCCATATATTGCCTATTTTATAATAAATACTTTTTAATAGTTATTTTTACTCTAAATATTTCCCATTTTTGTAGTTTTCCAAATCTTGTAACGTGCATATTTCACCAAGCATGTTATGCTTTTGGAATGATTCGGCTATTCCTCGCTCTATGTTTACATCTAAATCGACTGTTATGTCTTGTAGTGCCATGGTAGATTCATCTTTGAATACTTTTGTATTTAAAAAATAGTCATCGCCCAATTGGCTTTTGTCTACTGACACGTTCGAATAATTTGTATCAGTTTTTAAAGAATTAATAATATCAGCATTGCTATAATCAATTTCATTTTGCGCATTTGAATTAACATCAATATACGTTAATGTAAGCGTAGTAGTCCCACTATGTTTAACCTCTATATCAAAATCACTTGTTTGTATAACTATTGGCCTTGTCTCAACATACTTAACGCCAGTTTTTTCTTTTCTGACCCAGGTATTTAATCTTTTTACTAATGTTGCATTTGAATAATATACAAATTGAATCATATCACATCCAGCAATTGAAGTTATATTATTCTCATTCGTATAGGCTTCTTTATTTGATGTTATTATAATCGGCTTATCAATTTCAGTAAAAGAAACCCCCATTTCTGGCGCACTGTCCGACTTATAGAACGTAACGCTATCTAATACATCTGATACAACTTTTCCACTGTCAAAATGATAGTTTACATTCATATTCCCACACATATAGAAAGTTTCAGTTACTCCAGTATTTAATTCTCTACCAATAATTACACCACCTTCAATTATATTGTCATAATGTAATATAAATGGTAATGTAGTACCAGAAGCATCCATATCGGTTCTTTTTCTCATAATATTCTCCAATAATGATGCTGTTTTTCCGATTATCCCTTCGTGTTGTATATCTGGACTAATATTATTTGTAATGTCCTCCTTCCAATGTTCTAATCTTAACGTCCCATCATTATTTAACGTATCAAAATAAGTCAATTTTGTTTTTTTGCTATAATAACCCCTATAACAAGCCGTTTTCCTATAATACTTGCCATTAGATTCAAAATAGTTAGAATCACCAGAATTTGCTTCATATACCGAAAATGGTATTTCAAATGTCTCCGTTTGATCTCCCTTTTTTAAAATATATGTCTTTATGTGCTCGTCTGATCCGTCAATTGAATAGTAAACAGTATCACCGACATAATATTTTTCCCCTGGAACCCATTTAGTAGCGTATGGAGATAAAAGGCCTTCGTCTATTATCGTTTGTTCTAAATATATAGTGAAATCAAGATATGGAGTTGATTGAATAGGATAGTTCTTTGTATATTTTCCATCGATAATAGCACTATTCGCAAATTCGTAAATAAATTTTGCATTCTCATAAGAACCAAACCTTCTGATTAACTCTTCATATAAAGAAGTAATACAAACAACATCACCAGTGTTGGCTGACTCTTCATCAAAACTAACACCGATGTTATTATCCGTTATCTCATCAAATAGAAATGGATTATTTATGTCTTTATTATATAACATACTTATTCCCTATTTAGTTTTTTTAATTAATATTATGCACTTGATACGGCCCATCCGTCAGGTATTGAACTAACTCCAGGACTGCCCCAATCAGCATCTGGGTGTTGAATAAACGTACAGCCCTTCTCCTGTGCTGCTTGCCCAGTTGGGACACCAGATACCCAATTAGTTGTACTATCACTCTCACTTATTCCGCTAACTGCAAGGCATTTTATATAGTTCAAGTTAGAACAACCATAGAACATACTAAGGTAACAGAAAGTTGTTAGTCCAGTTGCTGGTAATTCTGGTGCTGTTGTTATTAATGAACAATTACTAAACATTGAGGCATAACAAGATTGGGTTAAAGCGGTGGCTGGCAATATCGTAGGCGTGTTGGTTAATTTACTACAACCATTGAACATAAAAGCATAACAGCCCCCATTTATAGTTGTCGCTGGTAACATGTTAGACGGAATTGTTGTTAATGATGTACAATAACTAAACATATGTTGATAACACATCGCACCAAGACTAGTTGCTGGTAATATTGGCACATATCTTAAATTTGAACAATATTGGAATGCATATAAGTAACAAGCTTCTTTATTTGCGGTAGGAAATATTAAACCGCTTATATCAATTAGGCCATGACAACTACGAAATAATTCATAACCACAATACGCATAAAGTGATAAATTTTGATAATTCCACAACGAATTAATATTTCCGTCAATTTTTACACCTTCGTTCACAACGTTTATATACCCTGGAATTTTCTCAACAATGAAATTTGTATAATCGCTATTACTATTTGCCCCAGAAAGCCTACCACATAAATAAATAGTTTCTCCACTGTTTATGTGGAAACAAGTCTTGGATTCAGAATTAGTAAAAGTAACCCAATCAGTAAGATTTTGACTTAAATATACTGTCTGATTTGTACTTATATTCTTAAACCCTATAAATGAATCCTCTCGCGCGGTGAAAGTTAAATAATTTACTGGTGATAATTGTGTATCTGTTGTAAAATCAGTTCTAACTTTTGTCCACGTAGGATTTATTCCATTGTAACCAGAAGGCCATGCGACACTGCTCTTCATTTCAAAATATACACCACTATCTGTTGTTCCACTTATCCATTTAGTTGTACTGTTATCCGTATCAATACCACTTTCTGCTAAACATTTTATATATTCTATTCTTTCGCATTTATAAAACATCATTGAATAACATCTAGTTACTAAATTGATTGCTGGCAATTCTGGTCCACTAATCAAATACTGGCAATTATAAAACATCGCTCCATAGCAACCATCTGCTAACGTAGTCGCTGATGTCCCTAATACTAGTTCCCTGGCTTCAATCAGGCCATAACAAACTCTAAATAAATTAGCGCCACAATACTTATATAATGGTTGTTCTAAGTTATTATAATTCCATAGGTTATTAATATTTCCAGATACAGATACTTTTCCACCTATAGAAAATTGGCTATAATTGCTTGAAGAATTATCGCCTCTTAATATTCCTCTAAAATAAACCTCATCTCCTTCACTTAATGTAATTGTACCTGTATTTGCCGTTGTGCTAGCGGACCAAGTGTATTGGTCGAAACTATATTCAAATGTTTGATTTGTACTTATTTTTGATAATCTGATAGTACTATCACCACTTAGTGATGTAAATTTAACATAACTTCGACAATCAAATCTATCCTCATACGTACTCCATTGTGAGTCCGATGTATAATCTGTTATTGCACTACAAGGAACATATATTGGACAATTATTCGTATTATCGAAACTATTATTACATATAATTGCTGGAGTAATTCTGTCCGTCTCTATTGAAGTTAGTCCTGTGCAATCAGAAAATGCATGGCAACCTATTTGTGAAACAGTATATGGTATAAATAGATACTCCAATGAAGTATATTGGAATGCCTGATTATTAATAACTGTTACACCACTACCTATCGTCAACGAAGACAACGAACTACAATTATAAAAGGCTTTCTTACCTATCTCTGTAACACTATCTGCTATAACAACATTTCCTAAACTGTGACAATTTGAAAAAGCATCATCACCTATATTAGTAACACTATCTTGTAATGTAATAGAGGTTAAATTTGTGCACCCAGAAAATGCAGAGTCATCAATACTTGTGACGTTTAGTCCAATCTCGGCACCAATAACATTACTCCTATTAACATTGTGTTGTGTTAAAATAACATTAATTCCATCTTCGGTTAAAATATTATCTTCAATAACTAAATCTGTGTTATTATCTAAATATAATATACTTCCGAAACATTGTATATCAAATTGACTCCATATCTGATTATTAATATAATCATTATATGATCTGCAAGGAACATATAATTTACAATTCTCGACATCTACCCCGTCAAATGTATCACTTGTTACATAAGAATAAGGCTCATAACTACATGTAATTTCTTCTAAATTTGTACAATTTTTAAATGCCTTACTTTCTAATGACATAACAAGATTGTTTAATCTAATATATTTTAAGTTTTTACAGTTTGCGAAACACTGTTCGCCAACAATGATAAATTCTCCAGAATTGAAATCTTCCAAAATGAAAGAATTACCTACTTTTGCCTGTGGATAGCATTCTAATCTACTATTGCCGCCCAAATCACGCCATAATATGCCATTGTTGGAATAATAATGATATGATTCATGTGTTTGTTGTGTTACATTTATAGTATTTAAATACCTACAATCTTCGAATTGGCCAATAACAACATTTTCTGTTTTGCTTGGTATTGTAATTTTTCTTAAATTTCTCTTTATTTCAGTATTAACCGTAACACTATTATCTTGATTTAATGTACCAATATTAAGCGTTTCAATAGGTGCGTCATATACCAATATACCATCGCCAGTTAATATATCCCATACACAATGTTCTTGTAACAAGTGCGCAGACCCCATATCTGGCATATATGCTTTTAGGTCGGCTGTTGCATTGTAAATAAGTGTATTTTCTTCTGGTGCTTCGAACCATTTGGCATAAATAGTTGTGTTAGATTTTAATGTCTGACCAAATACGAACTCATTTTCAAATGTTTCGTTATCAGTATACCAGCCAATAAATGTTCCATCTCCTTTTGTTGGATCCGCTGGTCTAACAGTTGGTACTGGATATCTATATGTTTCTTGAGGTATAGAACTTCCACTATTTGTATCATAGGTTAATGTATATTCTCTACCAACATATTTGCCATATAATATCATATTGTCGGTAACTAAATCTGGATTTGCAACTGGTTGCATTTGTACATCTTGTTTAAACACCCATTCTATAGTGCAACTAGGATTTGTATACCATCTATTATTTAATCCTTCGCAGAATGTTTCGAAGTATATTCTCTCTGGTACATTACTGCAATCTGGTCTATTAATGCCAGTATTTTTAATGGCAATTGTCTCTAATGAATGTATAGGTAAATCTATTAGGTCTGGATAGTATTCTGGATTGCTCTGAACAAAGAATTGAACATTGTAAGTAATTAACCTATATTTAGCATATAGGCTTATATCACCAGTTATTGTTGGGTTATTTTGGCCTATGATATATTCATTTCCGCTTCCATCTTCCCATCCATAAAATTCATAGATATTTGGATCAGGTGTATATCCAGATGCCTCCATTATTGATACTACTTCTGAACTATAGTCTCCATCAATTACAGTACCATACATTACTGTGTCTGTAAACAAATATATCGACTCATAGTTATAGAAGGCAACATTACATGTAGTGACGGATGTGGCAATTTCGTCATATTGAGCCATAAATGTGTTGTTTTTTTCTGTTATTATGGTCTCTTCTGGTGTTGAACATCCAGTTTCTGGATCAAATTCATCTCTAACTAAGCAATAAGTCCCATTGAAACGCAATGTTGATATAACATAATCTTCATTACCGTTATATCCCCTGGCAGTTGCATCTTCTACGATGTAATTAGGAGTCTGTCCAGTTTGTCCATAAGCAACAGTCTCACTGCCTAATTCGTTTTTATAATAATCAATAAAAGATACTGTTATATTTGTGTATACGTATATGGCGTATACGTCTGTATCTGAAAATACCTCTGATGTATACCCATCCCATCTATTAAATACCATATTTTCAACTTCTGGTGCTTGCGGATAGTCTGAAACTAATATTGTTGAACCAAATGGCACAGTTACGGATGATATAATACTTCCATCAAAATCGTTAATGAATCTAACAAGGCACATTTGCGTTTCATCGAATACAGCAGTAACTCTTGTGTCACTTGTAATTCCAGTAGTAGGCATACTCCATCCCAAGAATTCATACCCTGGCTTATCTGTCATATTTTCAATGATTAAGTCTAATTCTGCATCCGTCACATCACCTCCATAACCAACGTATACTGGGTTAGCAAATCCAGTTTGTGTGTCACCAGTAATAAGTGTCCCATCCCAGTTATAGAACGTTACACTAAATTCCGTTTTCCATTTTCCATATATTACAGTATCACTGTGCAGTAGACTCGTATAATCAAATTGGCTTGTATATTGATCATCAGTATACCATCCGTCAAAAACACCATAATCTTCTGGTGGATAACTTCCTGTGCTTGGATTTTCCACTATTGGTGCCGTTGAATTAAATGTTGTTGTGACACTAGAATATATAGTAAAAACATCGAGCATATCTGGAAGCATATAAATTACATTTAGAGTATCACCTATGTATCTTGCATGAATTATAGTATCATTTGCAATCCCTGTATATGATCTATCCCACCCAATAAATGTGTAATTTGGCCTTGAAGGGTTATTTGGTGCAGTTGCATCATCAAGATACGTCACAGTTTGTTGTGAAATCATGCTATTGTCCCAGTCCAGAAATAATACATTGTAATTTTTCTTCGTTAATTTAGGGTAAACTTCGAGAATATCATGTGTTATATCCAAAAATGTCGATGCTGAAATAGGATTGCCTTCTCTATCAATCCACCAGGTATATCCACTTTCTTCTATACATTCAAAATGTTGGTATGTCGGTTGTGTAAGATAATAAGACGATTGGCCATGTAATGCACTTGTTTCTGTTCTAACCAATCTATATTCAGATGTAGAGCCACTATTGATTGGCTGATTACCGTAGTCATTTAGAACGTGTTCGGAATCGATGATATCAAAGAATCGGACTATATAAATATCCTGAGTATATGTTGCTTCATATGTTGCATTTACGGTAGCCTCACTTATTTCTGGATACCATCCGTTAAATGTGTATCCTTCTTTTTCTGGTTCTTGTATAGATGGTGTACTTCCATAATTTACAAAGATAACAACATCTGGCTGACCATTATTAAGTACGAAACGTATTTCAACTTCTTTGATTGCATACTTAGCATAAACGTTTGTATCTTCTGAAATTGGAGTGTTGAAATCAAAAAAAGTATTACCACCATCAGAAGTTGTCCACCCAATAAAATTATATCCGTCTTTACTTGGGGTAAATGGCGTTGCCGTATTTCCACTTGCAACGCTTATTGATATGATTAAATTATCGTTATTATAAAAACTAAACGTGAAATATTTTCTTAATGCGTCAATTGGATTGTCATATTGAATCCACGTTTTTTTACCTTTTCGGATACATAGTTTCTCGTATGAACAACTAGGTATAAACTCATTAACTAACCAATAATATTGTCTAATTAAATTTTTATATCTTAATATGTAACCATTTTCAGATTCTATAAGAGGGAGGTATTTAATTATTTTGTCATTGGTTTCTTTGTTCAAAATTCTGTCATAAACATATTGAGTGCCTTGTATATAAGTTAAGCCACTAATGTCTAGCCTGTTTTTTGCCGTTTCTAATGAATTATTTTTGCTTATAAACTCCATATTCCATGTAATATTAAAAACGGGTGACGAGGAATTGCGCTAGGCCGAATCATACACTATCTAGCCTTCTTTCAACCAGTAGATCATTCCACTCATTGACATTTCCGTCGTTGCATCAGGGACGCACGTGGGGTATATCTCTCGTCACCCATATATAAATATAAAAATATCATGTTTTAATTCAATATTTATATAAAAATCTCACTAAAATTAGTGAGATTTTTTCTTTTAGAACAAATAATTGTACCAGTCTTCGAAATTTAACACCCCTAATTGTTCTCTGTTTATATATTGGTAATAATTAATATGTCTATAATGATACATTATTTTACCTCTATCTTTATCTGGGGCGAGAGAAAGTGTTACATATTTATTACTGCGTGCGTCATAAAAAACTATTGTATTCCCATTATTCAGGAAATATTGTATAATATCTGGCGTACCGCCATAATAATTGTATCTACTTTTTATCTGTCTTACTAAATTATATTTTAGTATTGCGCATTCAGCGAAAATACGCTTTCCTATAGTTAATACCGAGTTAGTTCCAGTTATATTAAATGAACTTAATTGGTAGCATCTTCTAAATGCACTATTACCTATTCTTAAAATACTGTTCGGCAATTGAATATTTCTAACTCTTGTATTTCCAAATGCACCACATCCTATATATTTTAACCCATTACTAAAAGTAACATTTGATAATGTATAACATCCTTGGAATGCTTCTCTTAAAATAATTTTAGTATTCTCCAAATCAGCAGTCTTTACTGATCTGCATCCAGCAAAGCAGTTTTTACCTATAATATCGGCCGCACTATTATCGATATTGATTTTTATAAGATTTTGACAGTTACCAAATGCACCATTTCCTATAGTTGTGAAATTTTTATTTCCATGCTTAACGATATTAACACATCTTAGACTTTGTATTTCACTAAACATTCCGCTCGGTAATGTTTCGGACGGCTGCGATGGAATACTACTTTTTAGATCGGTCCATAATGTATCAGTTATTTCCTTTGTCTTTTTATTATTGTTTATGCCCAAATACAATTCATCTATCAAACTAACTTGGTCTTTCTTATTTGTCTTAAAATAATAATTAACACTATGTATTTTTTTAGGAGTAATATTCGGATTTATAAACCAATCTTCATATACATCAGACCACATTTCCTGTGTTGTTGTTGCGGTCCATAAAAAATATTCATCAGTAGTCGTCTTCCCAGTAAATGAAATATCTGGCAATTGGAAATGTGTTGTTTCATAAACTCCAGTCTCTGCGTCTGGATTGATCATCATTCCATCTATCCAAATTCTATCTATTTTACTTATTGAACTATTATTGAATAATTTTGTTCCATCTAATATATTTTCGCCTTCTATAGTTACGGCTGTAGTCATTAGACAACATCCATCGAACTCTGAAGCCCACTCACTCTCTGTTTGGCCAGATTCTGTAATCCATTCATAGTTGGTATTAAATTCGCTGTGGAACCAATCTGGCTTACCATCCGTTGTCCCATATCCGACATCATTACCATGTAATATATCATAGGAACCAAAATCATAACCCTTGACTCTTGGTTCAAAAAACTCAAACGTCAATGTCTCATTTATATTAGTGTCTACACTTTGTGGAACAAACCATACGAATTGTTGTGTGTTGAAATCATATTTTATATATAACTTGGTATACATATCTTGTAACAACATATTCATATCAACCCAGTTATATACATCTCCAGCATCATTTTTCTTCCCCCTCATATACTCTCTAGGGAATGATGAATTTGTTGGTGGTATTCTTCTGTTTGTCCTCCCGAATATAGGGCGAATCATTGGTACCGTTTTACCGAATTTAGCATTATTAAATTCGGCTTTCATATAAATAGGCGTACACGTATTTCCACTAACTAACTTATCGAATAAATGTAAATAAAATCCGTCACTACTACGACTATCGTCATACTTATCTGAACAAGACATTTCTGCCGTTAATACGGACGCGCCCTTCTTCTTGAATTTATCTGCTATGTCATATGCAAATACTAATTGATTATATCTTGGGGTATATGTTTCGTCTTCTCTCCACGCATTTAAACCTTTTATGTAATTACTGCTAAACACATTTGTATCGAAATAAATTGTCGAATAATATAACAATTTTTGAGTTTCCCTATTTGGACTATCATAAAACGATAATCTCAAAAATGATTTTTTGAATGCATCTTTTTGAAAATATACATCATCATCCGTGAAGCCTAAATTACCTAACAAATCTCCATAAATATTATATCCCTTATATACATCTACTAAACATTTGCCATCACTTCTTAAATCATAGTTATTCCAATACCCAGTGTCATCAGTTTGCCATGTTCCGAAATCAACGTAATCTGTTGCGTTTGTATCACCAGTTTCTGCTATGATACTACCATCTTCATCATATAGGGTGAAATCCTTCTTTCTGAAATATAAACGAAATTTTATTTCATTAACTCGTTTTAATTTATCGTCAATTTTATCTGAATTTTCTTTCAAATATTCATCAGCATCAATAGTGACACCATTATATTCTTCTGGAATCTTACCGTCATAATACATCGGAGTATATTGGTAACGTTCATAATCAATAATTTTGTTTATGTTGTTTTTTTTGATTTTTTCAATATAATTAGAAGTTTGTTCTTCATTATGTAAATTTACTTCAAAATTACTGCCGATATTAAAATCAACCTCAATATCTCCACATACCTTACTAACATAAGATCCTGGCTTTTCTTCATTTCCAAATACCATTTCATTGTTTCCATCATATAAGAATCGAATGTCGTCGCTTGTAAAAGTAGTATTTGAAAGATTATCTTCTAATTTACTAGCAAATTCAATATTTTCGTCATATGGTATATAAATATGATATTTATCATCATTTCCGTTAAAATCAACGCCAATTAAACAGTTTGTCAATAAAATTGGCTCATAACCAACAGTTGTTGCAGTAATATTCAATTTGTTATTTTGACAAGATGTATTACCACTACCAAAACTTTGAATTAAAAATAAATCATCAAAAGTAAAATAATCATCATCACAAACTACTAAAGCACCATCATATTTAAATTCTTCATCCTTTGTATCCCATAAATATCTTCTTTTAACATTTATTTCATCCTTATTCGTGACAAAAATATGTTCATCTGTATTCAGACATATATAACTTTCTGGGATACCACTATTAAGTGTATCAAGACTACTTGGCATCATATAAATTCCCTTATATATATTAAGAACATCAATAGGAACGAAGAATTTTGGGGGTGTAAAATCTCCTCCAATTTGCAGCGTTGTTCGAAATGTATATGAGTCACCTAAAACTGGTGGCTCTTTTGCTGTGATATAGATCTCCGCATCTTCGTTGATAAGGTAAAACGCCTGTTTTCCAATATATTTTATTCCATCACCAATATAGATATTTTTTAATTGCGAACATCCGTAGAAAGCGTAATCACCTATACTTGTAACACTATTTGGAATAGTTACTGAAGTTAAATTATAACAACCAATAAATATGGAGTCTTCTATAGTTTCAATATCTGTTCCAATTTCAACCGAAATTAAGGAACTACCGTATTCTCTTATAATACTGCTATCTATTGTTTCACCTGTTATTTCAACTAAATATGGATCTGCGTTTAAATATAGCACCGTGTCAAAATGTATTGGTATGTCTTGGCTTGTTTCTATTTTTGAAATCATTTGAGAATATCTAATAAAAGACTGCTTGTAACCGTTAACTTCAATTAAATATTTGTCGAAGCCATTAACTGTAAATGTCTTTTTGTCAGCAACATCTTTAACTTCTGCGCGAGTTAAATATGAGATAGATTCACCATCTTGGCGAATAAAAACAACTTCATCATTTTCTCTTAAATTATGACCTCCACCTGTAATAATAGTAATATCATCATTAACTGTCTCGCCAGTACTTATTGAACTGACGTTTAACGGAGTGTAAGTTAATTTACAATTATTTGCATTTGTCTTTATCGTTAACATATTTGTATATCTCCTTCTGTAAAGTGTTGCGCAGGTGTTATATCTTTCTCTTTTCCAGATTGTTCAAGTAACTGATACTCATAATAGAAAGCATCGTTATTAATCGGATTTAAACTAAAAAATTCATGTGGGTCTTGTCTTCTTAGGAAGAAATTGATATTTTGGTGTATATAATGTGCGCCGTTTGTAAACACATCGTCGTATAATGGGCTATCATTTCTTATAAACTCAAAACTTTCAATATTTCTCCATCTATAGACCCCGCTTCCATCGTCAAAATCATAAGCAGTTGAAGGCTTTATTGGGTTCGGCTTAAAGAAGTTGAAATTAAGTTTTTCACTATCGATAATATTAATACTCTCATCGTATATGTCGAAAGTTATATTAGTGAAGTCGATTCCAGATACATCCGTTATTACACCAATATGTTTCTTTTTATCTTTATCATAAATATTGATTTCATCTCCTTTTTGGAAATAATAGTTTTTATCAGTCACTCCAGTTATTGTACTAACGGCAACTGATGATGAAATCGTATTGATTTCGTCGAATTTAACAATCGTATGTTGGCCCTCATTCACCGTACTTGAAAATTCCCTAATTGGTATTCTGTAATGCGCTTTATAATAATAACCCTCTGGTGCTAGATTTATGAAATAGTCGTCTAAATAGTTTTCTGTCGACGCACTAAATGCACCGTCATAATCATCCGTTATAATTTCATTTATAGTTATAGCGCTGAACTCACCGTCATTTGTATATTCCCTTTGCATCGTATTGAATCTATGCTGTACGTCCTCTAAAACGTATTCTTCTACATTTAATTCATCCAATTCAACAATGTCACCAAAGAATGTGCCGTCATAATTTTCTTCATCCTTTGATGAACCACTCAAAGTAATATGCCTTTCTAGCGGTTCTACTGATTTTTGAATTTTTGGGTTTCCTGTAAATCCAGATGATATGTTATGTATTTTATGTACGTTATAGTCGTCTTCATCTCCATCATAAGGCCATGGCATGTCTATACCTGAAGTTATATCACTAAAACAATGTGAACATTCTATTTCTTTGCTGGAATAATTCTTATCGTTATACCATAATTTATTACCCCTATTTGTTTTTATAAGTGTTAAATATAGTTCATGTAATTCTCTTCCTAAATTATCATATATGTTACTAGTATCAATATCATCTGTATATACTATCTGTGCCATTCTGTCTCCATATATGTTGGTTCCGAACCCTAATTTGTTTATTGATGAGTCAAAATCATTAAACACGACTTTTTTAATTGCATCATTTGATAATTTACTGTCATTATATATATCAGTATTTTTAAAATTAGGAATTCTTCTAAATTTTCTGAAGTAGTACTTGCACGGCCTTCCGTTAACAATTCTTTGAACATAACAATGTAAACCATTCAATTCACCGCCATTTTGTAATGAAATGCTCCTTATTCCAGATAAAATATCACTCTTGTTTAGAGTAAAATAGTACATATTGTTATATCCCTCAATTCCAACGTTTCTAACCTTTACATTCGTTCTTATTGTGAAATAAACTTGGCTATTGATAACAAGATGCAACCTTATGTAATCTCCACTCTTTATATTGTTTTTTATTTTTGTACATAGCATTACATCGGAAGACTCCTCTCTAAAATTTATATTCAATAGACTTCCCAATTCCTCATCTGGTAATTTATTACCGTTTGAATCGCAAAACTCGGCTAACATGCCGTTTAATATTGCATTTTCACCAGAATCATCTAATAATGAAATTAATTTGTTCAAATAAAAATTCTTATAAGGGTATGTTATACAGTAATCCCAGTTTCGTTCTTCTCTATTTAAACTTTTGTTTTTATTCGGTATAAATGAGAATAATGTTCTATCTGGATACAAATCAATAAAATCACACGCTTTTTTATTGTTAATAACTTTATTGATGTTTATGATGTCGTCGTTATTAAGTTTACAATTGTTAATATCAATACCAGCAGTGTTAATAAATCCAAACCATCCATCTTTTTCTATTAAATTATCTCTTATTGATTCTATATATGTCTTTAAGGTATCTTTGTAATATAAATGAGTATCTGATTCGTTAATAGTTGCAATTGTTTGTAATACGGTTCCATTATATTCCCTAAGTGTATCGGATATTGTATTATAATCTACACATTTGTTGATATTTCCCTTATCCGCAACTATAACAAATTCCTTGTTTCTAAATCTATGGTTATTAAAAATATCAATACCAGGCATATATGTGAAATTGCCGCATTTCTCATGACTATAACCAGTATCCTTAATTAAATCAGCCCTATTTAATGTTTTGTCGGAATCATACTTATATTGTACGTACTTATTGTAATTTTTTTTAACTTCAACACCTTCTGACCCATAAAATTTAATATTTCCTTCTTTCGTTTTTTCGGTTATTTCAGTTACATGATTGTATAATACGTTACTACATATCGAATTGATTGTGAAAACAAAACGATATTTATTCGACGCATCTTTTTCTCTTATATATTGTCGGTATTGGTCGATATTAGCATTAATGCCATTTGGCGGGAATTTTTTCTCGTCACTACTCAAGTCAATGTTTAATGAAATATCTCCATTAACAGACATTTTACTGTTACTTGAGTTTAATAATATTTTTTTAGTATCTTCCATCGTATATTATTCATTTAAATCTCTACATGGATACCATTCTGCTGGTAATTCAAATGTTGGATTTGTTTCAACTGAGGCAACAACAGTAATTTTATTATCCTGATTTTTGAAATAAACAGTGATATCATTATTACCATTATAATTATATCCATTCCATATTTTGAACTTTTTACCCACTAGATCAATGTCATATACCGCTGATTTTGCTAAACCATATTCGGTATATCCGCCCATAGATCTCCCATTTTCATCATAAACAGCCTCGGACTCAACCAATGAAAGGTCTGCCCACGTTGATTCATAACTTACAGTACAATAAGTACCATTATATGAAACATTATTTATAGTTACATCAAAATCGGTATTAAAATATCTTACCAAGCGTTCATTATTTTGGTTTTCGAATACAATTTCATTCATGCCAGTATTCGTTATTGTGAAAATTCCATTTCCTTCTTGTTCATTGAATATAAATTCAACACTTTCACCGTTAACATATATCTTATTAACCTTAAATATTGGATTTATTAAATAAGATATACTATAAGTTGGATCATGAGCAAAATAGATACAACTGAATGTAATATCATAATCATCTTTATAATCATTTTCCGTACATACCACAATTGATTTTACTACCTGGTTACTAGTGTCTTTTAATCTTATTATGTATTTTCCAGTATATGGTACGTTTATAATGCTCTTCTTCTTATCCCAAGTATACCCTTCGTCGCGTTTTAGTTTTATACCGCTGTCGCTGTATTTAACTGTTACACTTTTAATTCTAGCCATGTTTTGCGTAATATAATGCAAATCAAATCCTTCCCCATACGTCCCACTTACAGTAAATAATACTTCTGGCGTATCCGTATCAACATCACACGGAGCATAATATTCACTATACAGTCTGTCAATTGCTGTATTTCCATCTCTTAAGCCAAAATAGAAATAGAAACTGTTTTCATATTGAGGCATATAGTATACACTTTCAGAACCATTACCTTCTTTAATTAAATATTTGTTATCTACTGTTTCGCTAGTTGTATTAAACCTGAATGCCCTATATGATAATGATTGATTTTCTACTAAACCATAATTTTGGTATCTTTTTCCGCTTATACCAACTAAGTTGCTGATCTCATTCCTATTCATTAAATCGCCCATAAATGAAACTGGACTATATGAAATAAACTCATATTTCTTATACCCGTTTTTAGGATCTAACATTGTTCCGAGATTTTTACTGTTTAAGGTAGCAAATGAACTCCTTATTCCAGCATCAATTACTTCTCGTTTCGCTATAATTCCAGTTGGATCCAACAAATTCCATATATGATTTTTACCATCATAATAATAATGTGATTGACTTATTTCCCCACCAATTTCACAAACTCTTTGCAAATTAACACATGATTTAATATTTGACAATGAGAACGTACAACCAATTTCAAGGAAATGTCCAGCGATTTGGTTTTGCATAAGTGAAGTATCGTCATCACTTCCCGTCTTAAACGGATCGTAACCCCAATCAATTCCTGATAATTCGGAATATGTTGGCTCGTTTTCCTCATCTAATTGAACATTATATACCTCTCTTTTATCATACACATGAAAGTAGGTTATATCATCTTTTCCAGTAAAACTATTTATTATTCTGTCATAATTAATTTTAGAGTTAGCAGCAATTAAACCTATAATAGGACTACTGGCATCAAATTTGTGTTCGAAAGCATCTAATAGTTTAGATATTATCCTGAACTGGTATATGTTTGAGCCTTTTATCTTTCTATGTATTAGTGCATATGCCATTTTTAGTTGTGTTTCTACTATTTCTGATAAACCAGAATAGTTTAATTCTTCTATATCAATATTATCAATTTTAAATGTATTATATACATCTAATCCAAGTGGGGTCGCGCTCTTTTTGTTGATAAATTCAATTATACCATTACCATCTATCTGCTTATTTAAAAGATTATTAATAGTTATTTCTTCATCTGAATTATAATATTTGTTTACTATGTTGCGGAGGATTGATACGTCTTCTTCTTTTTTTTGATTACATGACACTGGGATAGGAGGTATCGCAGAATATCCAGTCTCTAAATAATATGTCCCTCTTCCTTCTGTATTATAATCACACTGTTCTATGGTATATTTTTTATTTAAAATTTCACCAATATAAATCATTATGCTTGAATTGGCGATAGAGATCGCTTCATTCAAAGCAAATTTTTTAACATCATTATAGGTTAAATTATCCACATCTAATATCATTTCCTGTGTATCTGATACTATTTCGGCCGTAGGAGGCGGCATCCTATAACTACTCGATGTATAACCATTTACATTTGGTATACCATATTGATTACAGTCTAATACAGAACCTAATAGAACAATGTCTGTTGAAAACAAATTTGCTTTCACAAAAGCATAGTCACCCCTTTGAAACAACTCACTCGGCCTTAAATAATAAGCATATTGGCCTCTTGAATTTTTTTGTGCAGTAACTATACCCCTATTTCTGCCGAAAACAGGAATTTGTCTTCTTCCCCATCTTTTGTGACATTTTTGTTTTTCTTTATTACGGCATCCAAAAGCATAATTCTCTTGAATATTAGTTTTATTGTCATAACCTATTGCGCATTGTTGTGTCAACAACCTATTTCGCCTAAATGTATCACCACAGTAATAAGCATTATCTTTATTTTTCCTTATCTCGGCAAACCATCTAGGTATATAAATCATTCCATTAATCCAGTCGTTATAGAAATCAAATTGTATAACTTCATACTCCATTGCAAATTGTAGTTCCACACATTTTATAAAATAATCTTCTTTGTTAAAAATTTTCATTTGTTCGCTCGTATCGCCACTTTGATTAATTAGAACATCATCTGGTGTATATGATTTATTAATAATTCCAGTTATTGGATCTGGTATTAAGTCACTATTTTTACCATCAGCAGACTTATTGTCGTTTGGAAGTGCAGTGCCACTATCAACACCTTCTTTGTTTCTATTAAATGTTGTATCACTTATATTTGCATTGAGTTTATATGACTCCCCATATACATTCTTATATGTATGTTCAATTATGTGGTAACTATTAATATTTACAGCACCTGGGGCAATAAAATTTCCATCTAATGTTGGGCACATTCCTCCATCTAAAGTTAAGTATACCAATCCTTCATCTCCAGTGCAAGTAAATCCACATCCACAACAATCACCATTACAATTAAGTTCATTAAGTGCATATATAATCTTATTCAATGTTTTAACAATCAAAATAAGTGATTTGAAAATCAAGCATTGGAACACAAACAAGAATGTCAAATTGATACGCATATTATTATATGGTATCGGGTTATTTGCACCATTCACATTAACGGCCTTAAATCCAGTGAAGTTTTTGTTTCTCTGTCTATTTCCTTTTTGGAATCTAGGAATATATGATTTTACAGTATATACGTTATTCCACAACATATCGCGGAATGATTCATCCTGTGTTGCACTACCGAACTCATAATCATAATCTATAAATTTTGTACTATCCTCTTTAGTTTGTATATCTGGATTGTTAGGCACTAATACCTTTACGAGGTGTGCATTTTCGTAATCACTTTCATAGTCTGCTAAAGATACTCTGAATCTTACGCTTGTTCTTGTTGGCAATCCCTTATCATAGTTATCTGTAGGTACTAAATTTCCATATTCGTCTGTTGCAACATAATCAAGGTTCATTGGGATTTGATAACACCAAGTACCATTTCCATCAATTAAGTTATTTCCTTGTATGGTAATAGACTCTATATCACCAGACATAGTTTTTCGTATCATTTCAATAGTTCCAGCACCAGTCGTTAGTCGGTCCATTTTGCCCATTCTTTCGTGTGGAATGCAATTTTTACTAATTGCATTACTCTTCTCGTCTGAAACTATACAGCCAATAAAGATACATGTTGGTTCAAACTTGTAGTTTACGTCAATATCATTACGTACAATTTTAATTTGGCCCTCATTTTCTTTTTCATCGCCCCAGAATGGGAAAACATATACACTAGAATCCTGCGACATCACTTGTGTTAGGTTATCTAAGTTAGTGTCTTTCTTAAATTGGCTTGCATTCTCGAATTGTTTTGCTGTGTATCCTTTATAGAATAGGTCACGAGGTTTTTGACTTAAAATACCAATATCGGACAAATCTAAGTCTGAATGTATAATGTTATTCCCTACTGGTAGTCCGAATAGCATGTAGTCACCAGAACCGTTTGTTGTTGTAGTAAACTTGTAGTACTTGTCGTATATTTCAATTACGTTATTATCGTCTAATACTAATCTTTTAGTTGGGAATGTTCCGATTGGTTGATGGCAATCATCAATTTTTGTGTCAGTTAATAAATTATAACGAATATTGTCTCTATTTTTATCTCTTGTTGAAGTATATGGATATAAGAAGGAGAATACTGGATCGGCAGTATCAATATCTTCTACTGGTATGAATGATGATATTTTTACATTTGGGACACCTACACCACCATTTGCCAGTACGCGGCCAACAACACAACCATATTTTGATGTATGGTATTTGTATAGGTTTTCTGTCCCTATTTTCAAACTCAAAATTTCAAATTCGTCATAGTCTTGTAGGAGATTTACATCAAATCTTATCTCTCCGTTATATTCACTACCTACGTTTGTTCTTATTCTATATGATTTATTATTTTCTGACATATCAATATATTAACTCTTTAAAAACGTAAATTTCTTCATTAAATCAATGTCGCTAACGTGCAACTTTTCATCCTCTCTCCAGAATAGAATGGCTAGAACGTATAATACTAACAATGGGAAACATATTAACGCTAGTGTATATGCCAATATATTTCCTCCATAAAATTTTATATAGTCACCAATTCTTGGATTATCTGGTAATTTAGATTTATCTCCATAGGCTTTATATAACCTATTTATTTCATTTTGTGCTTCGCAATTACAAGCCATTTGTTTGTTAATTTTTATTTACTTATTTTCCCAATCTATTTACTAAACAGTCAAGGTAATTGTCGTGTATGAATCTAAAATACCAACCAAAATTTTTCCATATCAATAATTTAACCTTCGTTAATCTTCTTATTCTTTTTATCTTCCTCATTGTTACTTTTTTTCTAGAGTTCGGCTCGAATGTAACTATGTATATTATAAAACAAATTATTGCAACAATTATTTTAGTTAAAAAATATAATATACGTCTAATGAAGTGTATAAAGAAGTTCTTTAACCCTATTAAAAATTTTTTCATATTATCTTAATTTTACTCTTAACTTGATATCTTGCTCTGGATACTTAATCTCGAACATTTCATCTGAATCACTTACTAGTGTATAGTCAGATACGTCCAAATCTATTTCATCTCTGTCACTTTCCTGTTCATCATCGCCATAAGTGTCAACTATTTCTTGAGTACATCTTACTGGTGAATAATTTGGGCCATGTTCATTATAAATTTTTAAATCGGTAATATTAAGTACACCGTCTGTCTTTAATACTTCTTTTTCTATGTCTGATACATATATATCCTCTCCGAGTTCGTGCTTATTAATATCCATGTAGTCTTTAATCTTGTTGATTACCGTTCTCATCACATCGCTTGCATTATAGTTTTTATCAACATATATATCTAATTCAAATGAAATATTTACAATTCGGCCACTCTTTATTTCAACAAAGTCATTGATTGTTCTGTACATAGATAAGTAATTTTCAATATTTTTCAACAATTGTGCTGGCATATCACTGCTCAACTTTCCATCGTTATTTATACCTAATAGATAAATCATTACCTTATTATTTTCCTCAATAGCACCAATTCTGAACGGGCAACCATATCTAGGAGGCATCATCATAATTCTATTAATATAATCCTTTAGTGTAACACAACGTTCTTGTGCCCCATTGTTATATTTAATCATATTTTTGATTTCTTCAACACTTGGTGCATCTTTACCAGAAATAGATGGTGTCGTGTTTTCACACTTCAAACTATCTCTTACTGCGGCGATTATTTTTGTATCTAATGGAGAAGAAATACACTTACCGACTTCCATATTTAAGAATGCAAAACTATTAATTCTTCCCTTTGCAACATTTGATGCGGCACCGCCACCTACTCGATATTGAATATACATCGTCCATCCAGCCTGTGGCAATTTCCCCATAAAATTATTTCTAATCATTTTTGTAATTTGATATTTTGAGAAATCTGTGCAATCATTAAATGACACTTGCTGGCCAGCAGCCTCTCCACTACCGAATATGATTTTTAAATAGCCATTATCTGTATATTCTGTTATGAATTTTTGAGTTAATGGAATCCATTCTCCCTTTGTAACAGCAGCAGTTGGAACTGTAGCGTTATTTAGTTGATCGTAATAACCATAAGTGTAAGTTACTGCAGGTGCATTACTTTGATTGCCAGCGATTGTATTACTAATGCCGTCTCCCCATCTATATTGTTCTGTTAATGAATTAACTTCAAAGAAACGATATGTGTCCACTCTGGAAGGAGAATCTGATGCTGGTACATATTCATTTTGATTCATAAACTCTGCCATAGATGGGTCTGAATTATAACTAACACCGTCTTTGAAAATAATACTCTCGACATTCATTACACCATTATCTGGGATAATTACCTCCATAAACGGCCTTATGTCACTAGCATTAATAACTTGTTTATAAACACGTGTTTCGCCAGCCTGCACCGTTGTTAACTTTTCAACTCTATAAGACTTAATTGTCCCATTTGAATCTATTTGCGGGAAAATATTTCTATCACTGACCCCATTTTCATCAAATTGTTCATTGAAATCAATATCGGCCATAACTTCAAAGAACTGAGAACCAGATGTTAATTTTGTGCCCTTCTTAATAACTGGCGCATATGCCCAGTTTGGCATACCAACTGTTGATGATGGATTTTCATAGTCTGTTGCAACTGGCAAATAACAAGAAAATTTTACTTCAGCAATAGAGGCTTTTGGCCCTGGAACCTTAAAACCGTTTGTTCTGGCAATATTCATAATTGAAGAACGCTGTGTTGCAGAATCGATATTTGTTTCATTATATACGCGGTCTGTGTGATAGGATAAGTTATCGCCAATTGCTGCAGCTAAATCAATTAACCAACTTCCAATAGTTGCATCATCAAAACTATCTGATAGTTGTGGATAATATGTTTTTACATAATTTAATAGAGAATTTCTATAATCCTCAAACGTTCTGTCTATGTATGATATTTTTTTCTCTGACATATCTTGTATTATAATTTAACTACTACTCTGTTATTTTCTTCTGCTAATCCAGCCTTAACACTATAATCCAAATCAAGTAAAATAGTATTATCTTTGCCTTCGTCCATTAACACTCGAACATCGTTAATGATTACTCTTGGTACATACTTTGAAACACATTCCTTTATTTCACCTTTTACTCTTACCCATTCCTTCTCATCGTTCATTTCAAATATATAACGAATTAAATCCGTGCCAAAATCTGGCATTCTTAGGCGGGTCCCCTTTTGTGTTAATACTACATGTAATATTTCACTTAATACTTTATCACTGATTGTTTCATTAAGATCTATAAAAAATCCTTCTACGTTGTTAGACGTAAACGGAAATTTGATATCAAAATATTGTTTTATTTGTGCCATAATTTATAGTGTTATTATCTAATTATAAATACAAAAAGACATAATTTTTACTACCTAAAATATAAAGAATATACACAAAAAAACAAGAGATAGTTAAACTATCTCCTGTTAATTATCAAAAAACTTATATTATTTAACGCTTTTTGACTACAATTTCATCTATCATTCCGTACTCTAAGGACTCTTGTGCTGTCATCCAGTGGTCTCGATCCCCATCTTGGCGTACTTCTTCAAGTGTTTTCCCAGAATGATCTGCAATAATTTGGAAAAGTTCATCCTTTAACTTAAGAATCTCTTTCGCTGTGATTTCAATATCACTTGCCTGGCCAGACACGCCGCCCATCGGCTGATGAATCATTACTCGACTATGAGGTAATGCATATCTATTCCCCTTTTCTCCTGCACAAAGAAGAATGCTTGCCATACTTGCAGCCATGCCAGTGCAAATAGTTGTGATAGGGCAAGATACATACTGCATTGTATCATAAATGGCCAATCCGTCGTATACGCTTCCTCCAGGACTGTTGATATACATGGTTATTGGTGCCGTTGAGTCAATCATTTCAAGATAAAGCAATTGACATACTAGGATGTTTGCTACGTCACTTGTTACTTCTCCTCCGAGGAACAAAATACGTTCCATAAACAAACGAGAGAATACGTCCATTTGTGTCACGTTAAGTTGACGCTCTTCGAGGATTGTTGGATTAATATACTGACTATTCACTTTACTAACAAAGTTATCAATAGCCTTATCTGATACTCCGTGTGTTTTTGCAAACGACTTAAAATTGCTGATTAAATTTTTATCTACCATAAAACTCTTTAATTAATTTTTTCTGTTTTTCTGTAATACTATTCAATTTCTTATACTTAATGGTTACATATAGATCTCCAGTGGAATTTGTTCTTGCATATGGGATGCCCTTTCCTGCTAACCTGAATACTTTTCCGTATTCTGTTAATTGAGGTACTTGCATCTTTACTTTATGACCATCGAGCGTTTTAATTTCCTTTTCACAACCACATAATGCCTCGTCAAGATCGAGTTCCAAATCCATTAATAAGTTATTGCCATCTCGCTTAAATGTACTGTGTGGCAGTTCGTGGAATACAACAATCATGTCGCCGTTGACTCCGCCTTTTGTTCTTGGTTCGCATCCCTTTCCGTCTATTTTAATTGCCGCATTGTCAAAAATACCATATGGAATGTTAATTCTTGTGGTTTCATATACTGTTTCTACTCCAGAACCACCACAGTACTTACATCTATCTACTGTTCCTCCGCCCTTACCAGTTCCGCCACAATATGGGCACGCACTTATATTTTGCATAACCATATTGCCGCGTCTTGTTGTTTGAGTTATTCTGCCAGTTCCGTGACAATGTTCACAAACGTGTTCTTTTCCATCGCTAGAACCAGTACCGTTACAATGACTACATGAAATATTTTTCTGATATCTAACATCTTTAGAACCTCCATTTAGAATTTCCTCTAATGTCACATAGACATCTACTTGTACATCCTGGCCTCGTTCAACTTGTTTTCTTTGGCCTCTATTTCCAAAGAAACTAAATCCATGGCCGAATGGACCAAAGTCATCAATATCCATGTCCCCAAACGGATTAAAATTGCTAAAGTCTGGGAAGTCAAATCCGCTAGTATCTCCAAGGTCGTATCTTTCCCTTTTCTGTGGGTCTGATAATACCATATTGGCTTCGTTGATCTGTTTAAACTTCTCTTCAGCCTCTTTTTTCTCCTGTTCGGTACCATTTACCCATTTGTCTGGGTGATATTTAACAGCAAGACGCTTGTACTTCTTCTTGACCACATCAGCAAATGCATCACCTGTGAGTTTTTTTTCCTCATCAGTGATGCCAAGCACTTCATAATAATCAACCTTGTTATTGTCCATCATCTCTATTATAAAATACTAGTATGAAAATATGGTTCCTGATTATTCTATTAGAAAGGAAGATCGGAATTGTCTGTATCCGTAGGAACTGCAGTTGTTTGAATAGGTTCTACGGCCTTCTCTTTTTTACTATTTGCTTGCTGTTGAGTTTCAGTCTGCGCAGCAGTCTCGTTACTATCAGACTTTCCTCCTGATAAAAAATCAAGCGCATCTGCCACAATTTTACGGCGACAACGCGTTACGCCATCTTTACCTGTTTCAACATCAGTAGTAAGGCTTCCAGTAATAAATAATACAGAACCTTTCTTATAATATTGAACAAGTTTCTCGTTGTAATTAAAACAAATTACATCATACCAAAAAGTTTTCTTCTCTTTGTCAACAAATTGATTTTCAGCAACTGTCAATGATAAAAATTTACTACCGTTAGACTCTCTAACCTCTGCGTCTTTTCCGAGGCGCCCCTCAATAAGGAATTTATTCATACGTTAAAATTTTATTTATTTGTTAAACATCTATTTCTTATCCAAATATACAATTATTTTCTAAAACACTCGTATATTGAAATCAAAGTTTTTTCTGGCAATTTTTTTATGAAGTTATCATAGAAATTAGCAACCCAATCAATTTGAGACATATTATCCTCCAATTCTCGCCACCCATTTTTTTGATCAAGTACAGCATAGCCCCAAAATGCCGTAGAGTTTAAAACATATCTATCTTTTGTGCCGAAGAACTCGAAATAAGCGGTTCTATTTCTCATGTTTTCATAAATAGTCTTCTCATCATCTGTTTTCGGTTTATCACCTTCCATTATCATCTCCCAGGTTCTCTCATACACCTCTTTATTGGCTAAATGTATTTTATCCCAATCTATGTCCTTCTTCCTTGCTGAAAATACCTCTTCTCCGTTTTTATTGATCAAAGGCATTGACAAGTTTTTACCAATGTGACAGGTATCATACTTCCCATTAGGATTTTGATCTGACATTAAATCACCAGTTTCTGGGTCTAATTCGTTTCCACTAGTTAACTCTAAATAGAAATCAATATCATCAAGTGAATGATAATATTCAAGAGCGTTATTAATTGATTCTCTCTCGGAATCCGTCAATTTTTTACTCTTCAACAAAGACTCATAAAATGTGATGTATTGTTCACGATATTCCTTTGCTTTTGCAAATTCGTAAACTTTGTAAGGCTCCACCTTTATGTTATTATCATAAGGTTTTACCAATTCTTCTGGGTTATCCCCAATTACGACAAGTGTGAAGTGTCTGTTACTTTCCATAAATTACCAACAATATATTACAGTTGCCCACGAAATGGACATTATTATTACTAGCGACGTTTTTAAAACACCCCTGCGCTCATCATTCTTCATATCCTCATTCGTCTTCTGATAAGGATTGACCTTGGCATTAATATGTTCTGCATACATGACGTTTATCCAAATAAGCGTCGATAATAGGGCTATTATTAAACAAAAAAACATATATAATTAATTTTTTATTTCTCCTTTATAAACATATCCTAAAATATATGGATATCTTGCGAGTTTTTTTCTACCATTATTTGTCGATATAATATTTGGTATGTCTAATTTAATATAAACTTCACAAACATTATTATCAAATCCGTAATAAGTCATCACGTAAGACAATTTATATATCATTTCAAACGCATCATTAAACGTATAACGATATTGGGCAAAATTATCCCACATGTAATCCTTATTTTTTAAATATAACTCATATATTAACTCCTTATATTCCTCTTTTGCAATATACAATGCCTCTTCTTTTGAATAGTTCTGGCTTTTTGTCGCAACACTAACGTCTATAATTTGTGAACAAACTAAATTAGATTCATTATCACTCGTCGGACTTGTTGAGTAATAAAAAATGTCTCCAGTGTCTGAAATGTACTCATGTAGTTCTGCAATAACAGACTCATAACATAAACAACATAAACAAATGACTAAAAAAAATTTTTTCATAATTTTGCTATTATAAATAAGTTAACATAACAAATTTTCAATACAAATATACAATTTTTATTTCAATTTATTTGTTAAATCACTGATTCTTTTATAAAATCCAGCACTATGAATACTATCTATACCTAAAACATATGTGTCATAATGATGAATAAATTCATGTATTAATGTATCTACAAATACATTAATTGATATTACCTGGTTTCTTATGGCCGTCTTATTCCATATTTCAATTCTATTATGAACCCAGTATCTTCCAAAGGTTTTACTCTTCATTTTACCATTTTCATTGACTCTATGTGGTTGAGACCAATCTTTTACATATACAGGTACCCTTTTAATCTTAAATTTATCACAAAGATAGTTAATAAGTTCCTGAGAGGCCGCTTGTCTCTCTCTGGCGCTGTCTTTGCATTTTAGCAGCTTGCTGTAGTACGTTTTGTTAAAAGAGTTTAATCTTACCTCTTCAATACTGTTGCTTTTTTCGTAGTTCGTCATAATATTCACATGTTTTTTATACATCCACTGCAAAATTACTACTTTTTTTTGAATTATAAAAATTTTAGAGAAAAAAATGTATATTTATGTAAAAATACGGCATTTATGGCTATTTTTGAAGACGAAAACGGTCGGAGAACATATTATTATTATAAAAAGAAGGTAGGAAGGCCTAAAAAACGTGGGCCAAAGAAAAAGCCTAAAAAAAGAGGGGTTGAGCATCAAGAACCGTGGAATTACAAGATTGTTAGATGTAATTTTATGAAACAAGATGCTGTTATTGGTATATTCCATGATCTTGATGAGGTTGAATACGCAAAAAATGTTTTATTAGAGGAAAATAAGAACATTGTTTTTAAAAAAAGAAATGTAATAATGCATGACACTAAAAAAAGTGAGGATTTCTTGAGTGAATACGTTGTTCTTGAAAGAATAAGAGATAATTCGACTGATAATGTCACAAAAATACGTAATAGTTACGGAAAATTAGTGGAACACACGACGACTAGCGAAAAATGGAGAATAGTTGATAAGTTTCCTTGCGAAAAAGAAGAAACGTTCTGGATGTATGGCTATAATCCTCGTAACGACAGAAAAGAATTCACCTGGATTGACGAAAACTTCATAGATGAACCATTAAATGATGACAGATTCTTAATAATAAGAGTTCTAATATATAATAATAAGGTAATTTTTAGGTATGATGTAGAAGATATTGAGTTTGTTGTTTGTAAAAACATGGGAGATGCGGTAAAATTCTACAATCTACTAATGAAAAAACACGAAAAAAGCAAAAGAGTGATTTTTACTGGCCGAGTTATCACAAGAAGTGATATTGGTAATACCATTATAAAGTTAATTCAAGATAAAACTGGCTGGAATCGAAGTAAAATAATAAAAATGAATACACAATAGGAGGCTTATTTGCCTCCTATTTCTTTTTCTATTGGACTTCCCCAAAATAATTCTGTTATATCACACCTGTGCCCATCTACTATCCTATAAAGTCTTTGGTTTGTTGTCTTTTTGTTAAGCGGGCCAAGTTTTTCGTCATAACGGCCAATCTTTAAATAGTTTAAATCACCATTAAACACACTTTCGTCAAATTCATCAGCACCAGTGTATAGACCAGTCTCTAAAAATGGGTATTGTTCTTTCAGTATTCTTAATATTTCAGCAAGTCTTGGTACATCTCTACCAGCGCCCATAAAACAAATGCAATTTATACCCTTGTTTTCATCAAGTATCCTAAATAACTCATCATTTGTCAACTCTGTACCGATATTTTGCCTCAATTCTGGGCTGTGACATCCAGGACAATGGTTTGGACAGTTGGAAATGTTAATTGCAAGGGTTACTTTGTTTGGAATCTCCCTAAAAACTAATTCATATTGGGTATATTTTAACATAAACTTCCTCCTTCAAAGTGTTCGTATACTCTTGTTTTCTGTTCAATCTGCCTACCAGCACTCCAGTTCTTAATTTTTGTCAAATAACCAATGATTCGGTCCCAAAGGGATACATTTTTACTACCGCATCTTGGGCAAACGTCAAACGGAGTCTTTGAAATGTAATGGCAGTCCTCACATTCGCAATTTGGAATATTCCATGTTAGATATTGGCATCCATTTTCTGCTGCATACTTCAATAAATAAGCATATTGTTCCTCACTAAGATGCTCTGATGCATTAAGGTGTGCGGCAGAACCACCATCTAACCATTCTCCAATGTATTTTGTACCATGTAATCGAATCTTCTCTAACATAGATACTTGCTTATCGTTTGGCTTATAGATGTAACTTGCATATAGATTAGTATCCTTCGGAACTAAATAGCCATCTTCTTTATCCCAATTGTAGTTCTTAATTGCAAGGCTTTCTGCTGGAACACACTCTGTATTGAAGGTTATTTTATGTTTTCCGTCAGTTACTTTATGTGCATTGTTCTGATCCTTAATATTTCCAAATACCTTCTGACAGAATCTAGAATAAGCCTCATTGTCTCTACATGTTAATCCAAGGAATTCTGCAGCCTGATTCAAACCATTAATACCGATTGTTAAATATTGCTTATTTAGGTCAATAAAACCTGCCTTATATACTGGTAATAGTTTTGCATCATACATATCCCATAATAACTCATTGTATGCAGTGTGATATTTATAAACGCGCTCCAATATCTTATTCAAATAATTGTTTAATGAATCATATTGCTTATCGCTTCCGTCAAATTTAAATGTATTGTCCTTGTCTTTACGGTTGTTGAACCAGTCTTGGATAATTCTATTTAAATTCAATGTAATAACTGATTTTGAACCAGTTTGAACACCCATGTTGCCATTAGTAAAGTTGAATTCCTTTGTTTGAATCTTATTTTTCAAACGACAGTTGTGAGTTATTAGACCGCATGGTAATGTAAAATATGGCTCTTCTTCATTTTTACATTCAATACAGTAAACATCATCATTATACTCTACTTCTTCAATTGATTTAACCTTAAAATAAACCGAGTTATTCTTTTTTATCCACGTATGTTCTTTTTCTTTGTTTGTCCTATGATTTGCTGGTTCGTACCATCTCACACAATATAATGGGTAATTTCTGTCATACGATTCCCCTCTTATAACAACTTCATCATCTGTTCTATCTGAAACATTAATAATCGATTGTAGGCCTAACGATGTTATTAATACTTCCATGTCTTCAGCGAGTTCTTTACTAGTTGTATAACATCTATTTGAATTTCCACCATCTGTGTTGTACCATCCGTCTAAAATGCCCTTCCTAAATTCAACAGACTGTAATAAGCAATCGAGATTTAATTTTTTATTATAAGCATAAGTTCCTCTCACCCAACATGTCCATTTCATTATAAAAGATACAAGTTCTTTTGATGAAATTCTGACTGGATATACATTATTATAAACTTCATTAAGTCGGCTTTTACCATGTCCGCCTAACTGTATATTTGCTTTATCAATCATCTCCATCATTTTTTGATACTTATTAGCATTTTGCGAGAAGTTGATATTATATATAGTACCTTTTACTTCACTACCGAATGAACCGTCTCCTAAGAATGCTCCAATTACAAAACCTTGTTCATATGTTAAACCTTCGTCATTTTCTGGAATTGTTTGTAAAGCAATGGTATTAAACATTAAATAATCATTTGTTGTCAACTCGCTAGTTTGTTTTTCGCCATTTAGTGTTACATTAATATGATTATCTGTCATAACGAACTCTTTATTATTGCACGTAACCACCTTGAGCATTTTTCTATTTGGTAATTTAACACTCTTTCCAGAAACCCAACTTCCATTGTGAAATATTTTTAAATTTTTCTTTTCTGGTTCCCATTTTGTGTTATGTAATTCCTCTAACGTAGTTAAATGTACCCCACTAGTTGAAGATTTCCACAAAACTTTCTGGTCTTTAGAGAAGCAACAAGAACTCAAACTATCAACTGTATCGCTAATGTATGTAAAGAAACTGTGGCCTCTTGCATATTCTTCTGCAACGAACTTCGCGCTTTCTTCATCCTGGAACTTTCCGTCCTTAAATACTAATGCAAAACTCTCTACTGGGAATGTTAAAATACAACGAGTGCGTTCTTCATTTAGCCATTGCATAAATTCTTGTTGTACCCATGCTAATGACTCCCAATCTGGTTTTTCTCCATCTGGGAAATAGAAATCACCAAACATTCCATCAAAGAATAACTTATCAAAGTAGGCAACATTCCAAAAGGCGGATTGCATACCACGCGCTGCCGCTGGTTGGTTTACGGAATATACTACTTGTTGGAAATATTGTCTAATTTGTTTTCTAATTGTCTTCTCTCTTGAAGTATTAATCGTTACAACAGTGTCTGGGGACTTCCAAAAGTCATCGCCCCACTCCTTCTTTGCAAAGTATGTAAAATAGAGTAAAAATTCTGGAGTTGCAACAGCACCAGCAAATTGAGAAGCGGTAGCAAAAATCAGATTAATAAACATACCACAGAACGAATCTATGTTCTTAGGCGCAGCAGATAAGCCACCAAGTCTTTTAATGCCATTCGTTAGGAATGGATACATGGTTAACGAGACACAATATGGAGATATTGCACCAGCAAATGAACTTTCGTCATGTTTATATATAATGTGTGATGCTAAATCTTTGAGATAGTTCTTTGCACTAAAGTTTGGATAGAGTTCTTTAATTTTATCCATGACCATAGCACGACTAATCTCAATATTATCTGGCTTGTGAATTTCCGCATTTAAGATACCAATGTTTTTTGATGATACATTTGAGTTGTCATCTACAGTCGCATTTGCGGTATTGTCAGATTCCTTGTATTTCTCGATAAATTTTTTCTTTTCATTAACAAAGTCTTTAATTCTATTCTTTTTCTCTTTTGCTGTTAGATAGGCAGTTAATAATCTCTCATCCCTCTCTAAAAATCTCTCTTGTAATTGCTTTCTGATTGAAGAGCACATGATTCCGTCATAAATATATAAACTATCTACAATCTCTTTTGCACAGTCTGCATTGCACTCAATACAAGCGGTTTTAAATACTTTTTTTACGATATTAATAAGTTTCTTCCTATCAAACTCTTCGTAACTTCCATCACTTTTTCTTACATTCATAAATCATCTTGTTTTTAATTATCTCTTTATTTCTCTCTCATAAGTTAAATAGTTTAGAGTAATTAATTTAGTTAGTTTTTTAAATCAAAAAATACGAGTATTTTTATTTTCTTTACTAACACTCGCATTTACAATAAGTTACGTAAATATAACTTATAACTTTTTGGTATTCCAAAACATTGGAATTAATTGATAATCTTTTTTCTCCTTAGAATATTGTTTATCGCTAACTAAGAAATACGCATCTCTATTAGTTAATATAATACCAATAACAAATCCTTGATATGCTTGTCCTGCCTTATCTTTAGACATAAAAGAAAATTCATATTTACCCCATGTATTATCATAGATATCTTTTACAACTCCTAATGTGTCATTGTATAGATCTGGTCCAATTACTGACTTTACTTCTTTTACTATTGATTTGTCTATTGTGTACGTCAAATAAGATGGAATTATATAACCAATCCAATCCTCTTTCTCCCAGTAAGACACAAATTTTTTCCCATTAATATTATCCACCCTTTTTACGCAATGTCTCTTATAATATTTTCTTTTTATTTTAAGAAACTTGTGATAATCGTATATATCCATTATTTTCATTTCTTATATACCTTTCTGGCATCTTGAATCATACTTGTTCTTTGTTTTGCCTCAACCTCCTGGACATGTTCATTGTACCCAAATGCATCATCAAATTCAATCACATCCTCAGTATTGATTGTACACGTTCCATTGTCGAAGAATACACCATTAAGTGTTAATCCAGCCTCTCCAGTTCTGTTCTTAAGAATTGATAATGTGGCACGTTTGTTTCTAACATCATCTATTGAACGAGTAATACTCAATACTACCTGTGCAATTTGATTCTTTCTAATGGAACCACCAACCTTATCGTTTGTAACAAGTTCTGCACTAATACTTTCACGGTTACCCTGTGTAGGAATCCACAATGCTAAATCAAGTTCCTTTGCCATATTCTCAAATTTACGCATCGTTCTACCCTCTCTCTCTGTAACATCACTTTTCGAATAACCAGGCTCACTCTCAATACATTCAAAGTAGTCAATAATTACAACATCTGGCTTAAATCCTTCGTTGATTTTCTTTTTTATCTTATTTTTAATACTTGTAGCGGTTTCCTCTCCAGTAAATAAATTCATAATGTGAATATTATTATTGATAAAATGAAAATCTGGTGAAGAACGAAGTTGTTTCTTTACTGACTCTGTTGTGCTTTCACTCTCATTAAGATTTCTAGCCTCTACACCAGTAACATTAGCCATATATTTCCTATGAAGATCTCGCGGCATATCCTCAAAACAAATTTGCAAAACTTTATAGCCTTCAAAATTGTTTTGTTTACACTTATATCTTGCTGCGTTTGCTGCTAAACATGTCGTCATTGATGTTTTACCACACCCCATAGGGCAGATAATAAGGCCAACTTTACCTTTATCGATACCGCCACCTAAAGATGCATCTAATTTATCAATTCCAGTAGGAATTGTTACAACACTTTCTGGAGATAAGTCATCATCGATCGATTGAAACGGTGTAGTAGTATTGTCGTTCTTTCTTCCTACAGATAGGGCATCCTCTAATAATTTCTTACAAGCCTCATATTTTTCAAGATCTCCGCCTCCAGCCATCATCTTAATTTCGTTAGACACCTTCATAAGGTTCTGTTGGAAGAAAAACCTCTCGGCCATATCTTCAATTTCCTTGTAACCCTCAGTAGTTGTCTTCTGAATTTTATCAAGAGCCTCTGTGTAGTATTGTATCTCGTCTTCATCCGTCATTTTTTGACGAATTTCAATTTCGATTAACTTGTAGGATGGAACACTCTCCTGCCTAGCGTAATATTCCTTCATTACACCAACGATTGTTCGTAGATATGTTTCTGTGAACATATTTTGATCAATCACACCATTTAAATCTCGAAAGAACCCAGCATCTTCAATGCACGCTTTAATTAACCTATACTGAAATTCCGTGCCTAAATATTCAAGGTTATTTTTATTTATCTTACTCATATATTATTTTGTTTCGCTTAATAAAGATATAAAAATTTAACCATCATTTGTCAAGTCCAATCTTTATTTTTTTTGAAAAAACAAAAGCCTCCTTATGGAAGCCTTTATTTGATCAATAAAGCGTTCTCATATATTTATCTGTCTTTTTTCTGAGTTTCTGCTCCATTGCTGATACATATTTGTACCAATCATCGCGAGGGTTTGTGTTATACGTTACATCACCATACTGCACACTTGTCGTGTAGTCGCTATCATCGTCATAACTACAACAGATACATAATTCCTTTACAATTTGAGGAATAAGGTCTGCTTGTCCATCGGTCATAATTTTAATAAGGGCTGACTCGAATGGAGCAAAGTTAGGGCCACTCTCATATTTGTTTTTCGAATTAGATAGATCGATGTTTGTTCGCACAAAACGAGGATAAACGTTTCCATCCCAACATCTAGAGATAACCTCTCGGCCATTATCAAGGAATGTTAACTTTAATACACAAGGTGCATCACTCTGGTTACCGCCTACATATTCACTCTTATTAAAATAACCGTTGTATGGTTCAATAGTGCTCCCATTCCAGAAATAAACATCATCTGAATCACGTAATATAACGTATGCGGTATCGTTACCCATAAACGCTTTATAGGCGTGGTCTAACATTTCTTCTTTGTTATCAAAAATCTGTGGAGACGTGTACCATAAGAATACATTCGATTTTTTCTCTAGGTCTTTCTGTATCAACTCTACACAATAATTAAACGAATCCGTCAACTCCTTCGAACCAAGTGATTTATTCTTAAACCCATTGATACGGAAATATCGTTGACAAATAATATTTCCGTTTACTGTAAACACAAACTCAAAACGCTCTTTTTTAATTTGCTGATTTTCTGTTTGATTAATTTTTTCTGACATGTTCTAAAAATATTAATTTTAAGTTGTTAAACAATATATTAATTCTTTAATGTTTTTCTTCTTACTTAAATATACAAATTATTTTTGGCTTTCATTAAACCTTTTCAATTCTTTTTCCTCTAACTTTTTGAACGGTCTAAAGAAGCCAGAAAACTGTGTATCTGACTGTAGGTCTTGTATATTTTGATCAAGTATAATCTTGTAAAGATTTTTAACTGAACGGCCTTCTGGATCCATTGGCGCATACATCATTGCATCCATGGATTTTTTAGCCTCTTCCGATAATAGTGGATGGTGTAAATTTATAATTTTATCATTAATCTCATAAAAATCTCCGTCATATTCTTTATTAGAAACACCATTGACAATATTTTCGTGAAGCACATATGGTTTTTTCTTTTGACTAATTCTTTCATTGATTAACTCTCTTGCCCTATCTTTTACTTCTTCAACTGTAACCTTTCTAGTTTTTATCTCTGGCATCATTTCCATCAAACCAGTTTCAGATAGTCCTTTAATATTTGATATATTATCACTTACGTCACCACAGAATATCTTTTTTAGAAGTGTGTTCTCATAGTGATACCCAAAATGAGATTTGAAATTCTTCGGTGTTATATATTCTTTTATATTAAGATTGTAGATTGCAATATCGTCTGCGATTAACTGTGAAAGGTCCATGTCGCCAGATATTATTATTATCTTTTCATTTTCCTTTTTGTGTAAACAATAATAAGCAATCATATCATCACCCTCTGTTATTTCATCGACATTCCATCTTATGTATAGTTCATTAAACATCTCACATAAAATATCTCGACATCGGTCGAAATTCTCCTTCAAAAGTTCATCCTCTGCAACTCGAATAATTTTCTTTGCTATATCTTCTGGATAGTCTCGCTTAATCTTTATTTCTTTAATCTTACCAATCTTATGGGCATCAATAACATCTCTATATAATTCTGGATCGAATTTTTTAGAAACACTAGTTGTACCTTTTGCATATTTTTTCTTCCATCTATTCAATCTCTCTTCAACAGCCTTGCCATAGTTGGATAGATTAAGATTCTCCATGATTTTCTCATAGTTCTTGTCTCTATTTGCTTTATACGGAGAATAATACTGGTAACGAAGTAATCCGCTTCCTTCTATATCGAAGAAAACGTAAACATATTCAAACTCACCTTTCTCTAATTGTAGTCTTATTTGAGTTAAGAAACGCGTAATTGGGCCAACAATAACACCGTCGCTATTCACCTTTGTATCGGCGAAACATTTATATAGTAGACTATTACCATCTACTAATAAAGTGCGAAACGGAGGTTCTTTAATCAAATCTGCATGTACCTCTTGGATTTTCTTTCTAATTGGCTGTCCCATTAATCCTTCTTATATAAATCGCCAATTATTGGATAAGGTTTATCAACTGAATCATCTGAAATTGTTAGGCCCGTAAATAAGTACCACCAGGCCATTTCCTTCTCGGCCTCTTTCTTGGTGATTCTTAATTTTTTTCTAATTAGATCAACTCCCTTTTTACGAAACTCAGTTGCCTCGTCCATTGTAAATGAGTAATAAAGATACCAATCTTTTCCATCGATTATCCAACGTTTATTTTCATCAAGATGTGAAATGATGTCGTCATAAGTAACACCAAATTTCTCCATCATTAAATTGATGAGTTCTTTATTTACTTCATGTGCTTTTTGCTCTCTTGTCATACTTATAAATTTTATGTGGAAATTAGATTGGAGGGCATAATGCCCTCCGTTTTTTAATTTCTAACTTCACCGAAATAGTCGTCAATCAACTTGTTGATAGTATCCAACTCAATTTGTACGTCTCTCTTCTCCAACTCGATTTCGATACGACGCTTTACCCATTGATCAACATTCATGCCTTCTCCAACAACCAAAGAATCAGTTGTTTTTACTGACATATCTTCCATTCTGAAAACTTCGCTCTCTAAATTACGGAGTCTCTTATT